GTCCAATATCAATACAAAATTTAGGTATTGGTATATTAATATCAAATAATGGTTGAAATAATATTTTCATCATCCATGTTGCTGGATCAGTCAATAGTAATTTCAGTTCTTGTAAGACTTTAACGATACCAGGAATGGCAACACCTAACAACTCCCCAATTTCCATCCCTGCTAATAAATCAATTGTATTTTTAAAGATAAAAAATTGTTTTGCAAATTGTCCCACACCTTTTATCAGTGTATCTATAAAGGTTTCAATCAATGATGCCATACCACCATAATTAGGGTTAGTGTATGGTGCTAAATTCTCTGCACTTATATCAGTGCCACCAAAAAATGATGCCATCACAGAGCCTATAACAGCTTGCTTATCAATTATAATATAAATGCCTAAATTTTCATCAATCCAAACTTTATTATCAACATCTGTTGGTGGAGTATCTTCATTTTCGTTTCTTAAACGTTCTTGTTCTCTTGCATCAGATAAATCTTGACTATTTGTTCTTAATTTATCTTTTTCTTCTAATATCTTTGCCTTTAATTCATCAAATGATAACTCACTAATATCTTTTTTCATATTGGTGAATGTTTCATTCAATTTATTTATATCATTACTATTATTTGTGTATTTATCTGATAAAGCATCAACATCATTTTTAATTGATAATAATTCATTAGGGTCAATAATACCATTTTCTAATATGTTGGTTTCTATGATAGAAATATCCTCACAAATATCTTGACTTTCTGCTTTTTTAATTTTGATTTGGGCTGTAATTTCGGGTAATATATTATCGTTCAGAATATCATCATAATATTCTAACTGTTTTAATATATTCTCACGTTCAATTTTTAAATTATCTATTGCCATTTAGAAATATCTTAAAATTTTTAATATGTTTTTCATTTATAGGATATTTAACTGGAGGTATTATATTTATTTCTTCACTAATAAATGAATTAGTAATATTATTTGTAACTAAATTAGTTATTAATTTAGATGGATTTTCTATTATTTTATCAACTATTTGAATAAATAATTCGTTTCCAGTATTTTTCATTATAACATTAAATAAGTCTTGGATATTATTGGCATTTTCAATGTGTTTATGTTTATTATCATAATAGTAAACATTATTATACCAATCTTGTTGTAATGGGATAAATTTAGATTTTTCGATTTTTATCCCAATTAGATGTTCTAATAAAATTGTACTCTTTCTTTTTATCGTTTCACTATTATCTTTGATATTAAAATTATCTGATACAAAATATATTTTGAAAATTTCAATCCCCAATGTTTTTAGTGTTTGTCGTAATCTATTTAAAATATCTGAATGTCTATTTTGGTACGCTAATCCAGATAATATACATACTTGGTCAGTTGTGTTTTTTAAATGCTTTATATTATTTAATATTGTTTTTGTGTCGGTATTATTAATATATTTTTGATCATAAAACTCTATCCAAGATAGTCCAATACGATCTAAATCTATTTTTCGTTTTTTACTTATTCTATCAACAAGATCTTGTGATAAATAAAAATAGTTATCATTATATTCAATTTTATTATCTTCTTTAATATATAACCCATCCAATATATTATTTGTTTCAGATTTATTTAATCTAAATAATGGTTTACTGGTATCTTCTTTATCCACTACCCATACCTTTGAGTTAGTTTCCCATAGAACACCTTCTAAATCAAAAAAATGTATATTTTTATTTGGTTTCATATCTAATAAATCTTTTTTTGTATATATTAATTATGCTTGACCGAAATAAATAAAGATTTGACCACCCTTTACTAAATATATAAAATAAAACTGCTTATGAAGCTACCAAAATTTAAAAACGAAATAAATATTACTTCTGATCCTATATACAACAGACTATATAAAGTAAATATTATATCAGATAAAATAACGAAAGGCGAGATGATTTTATTATCAGAAAATATATTTAAAATTAAACATAATAAAATTGGTATAAATGTAAATGATGATTTTAATGTAATGAAGATTTTATTTAAACTTATAGATGAAACATTTAATGTTGAATTATTAATGCATGATAAATCAAATGTGGTAAAGGGGATTTTTAAATTTTATGATTGTAAATTTGAAAACCTATTAGAAGAAATAATAAACTTTACATGGGAGGATGATGATATAATGAAATTAGCATTGGAATTTAATTATAAACAAATTATGTTAGAAAAATAATTCTTGGATGAGTGACTATCTCTAAATATATAAAAATAAAAAACAACAAACTAAAATGGAAACGAAAAACGAAAAAGAATCACAAGAAAAATATTTACGTGAATACTTAGATGAATCAACGAATAATAATCAGGAAGTTGTTAAAGAAACTAAGAAAATATCCGAAATGATAGAAAACCAACAAAGTAGCAATTCTAACTTTAATAGTCCATTAGATTATCTAAGTGTAAAAACTACAACTTTACCGTTGGGGATTTTTTATAAAAATGGATTTGAAATCAAGATCCGATCAGCGAAGGTTAAAGAGATTCAAGCATATTCGGTTGTTGATGATAAAAATCTACTTGATGTAACAGAAAAAATGAATCAGATTTTATCTAATTGTGTTAAAGTAACATTACCAAACGGTCAACAAGGATCATACAAGGATATAAAAGATGGTGACAGATTACATATTATTTTTATGATACGTGAATTAACTTTCCAAAGTGGTAATAGTTTAGCAAAAGATGTAGAATGTGAACATTGTAAACATAAATTTTCAATCCCATTTAGAGCTACTGGTAATTCAGAAGTTCCAAAAACTTTTACTAATCACGATATTAATCCAGAAATTGAAGAATATTTCGATAAAGATGAAAAAGTATTTGTATTTAAAATTGGCGATGGAATTTATAAACTATCCCCACCAACAATTGGAATACAAGAAATTTTTTATGATAACATAAAACAAAAAGTGAATACTAAGTTAACACCAAATGTTTCATTCTTAAAAATAATACCATTTTTAATGGGTGATAGAATTACTATTACTGAAGATGGTATTAAAGCAAAGGAAGATGAATTTGAAAATATGGGAATGGAAACATTTCAGATATTGAATTTTGCTGTTGATAAAATGGTATTTGGATTAAAAGGATTAACAATGAAGTGCGATTCGTGTAGCCAGGAGGTCTATTCAGATATGACGTTTCCCAACGGTGCATCAAGTATTTTCCTTGTTTCAAATCCACTTAAGTACCTTAATAAATAATAAGTTTGAATTTTTATGGCAAAAAAATATATCACCATCGGAGTTTGATGCTATGTCTTTCTGGGAATTTGAAGAATATATTTCAATTTTAAATAAGAGAAATAAATCTGAAAATAAAAAACAACAGAAACAACAAGAACAACAACAAGAACAACAACAAGCAATGACACCGAATATGCCGAAATTACCTAATATGAATAATTTCAATACTGGAAATATTAACATGCCGAAATTTTAATCAAAAGAAAAGCCCTTAGAAATTCTAAGGGCTTTTTTATTATATTACTTTATGATTTAATCTTCATCATCAATCTTAAAGAAATCCTCATCTTCATTATCAGTTGAAGCTTCATCAAAATCCGAAATTTCTTCTGTTTGAGCCGATTCATCAGTCGTAACATTATTTGCTTTTTGAGTAGCTTTATATTCAATGTTTCCACTAATTACTGCTAATAACTCATCAACTTTACCACTGGTTTTTTCATCCCATTTAACTGGCTTGTGCTCATTAACTTCAATTTCACGACCTAGTAAAAATTCTTGAATGATTTTATGAATTTTCATAGTTTTCTTATCATCACCATCAAATCCAATGATACCATCTTTTCTTATTGGTGCTACACCAAATTTTTTCGATTTCTCATTATAAACTTTAATTGGTGATACTTCTAAGAATTGTGATGATTCATAATTTGCCCAATCACCTTTTTCTTTAATGATTAATTTGAAATCTTTACCAACTGATAAATCAAAAATATTACATGGTTTTCCGCTTACCTCGCCACTTCTTTCAGATTTGATTTTTTCTTTGATAGTATAACCATAAGAATAAATCATGATTTTACCAACTAATTCTGGATGTTGCTCATCTTCAATGATCATAATATAAGAATAGTACTTAGTTGATCTGTTTAAGATTTCTGCTTTTTCGTTATCCGCAGCATTTTTGGAATTTGTAAGCCTCCAATATTCTGTGCATAATGGACAATCTTTTTCAAAGTTTTTCTTACAGTCATAATATCCAGCTAAATTTGGTTCTGAAGGATATTTCACGTAATGTACGTGTTTTTCAATTGCAAGTGGACCTTGTGTGCCATCTGGATTGATATTAGGTAAGAATCTAAATGTTGATCTGTATCCTAATTTTGCATCTTTTGCATCTTTTAATGCAGGGCGATATATCCCATCTTCTTGTGTTGATTTGTTGTCAAACACTGACATTGACTCGTCATCTACTCCCATTCCACCGAATAGGAAATCTGTTGCTTTTTCACTCATATTTAATAAGTATTTTTTATATGAGAATTAAAAAACTGCTAAAAATTAAGTTGATTGCCTTTAAAAAGTTGATTGCCTTAAAATAATAAATTGCCCTTAAAATCACTTAAATTCTTAAATTCTATAAATCTCAAAATGTTTTTTTTTCAAGTGGAAATCTAACCACATCAATTATATTCAAAAAATAAAAAAAAGTTTAAATTTTCTTTTATTTAAATTTACTTTCCATTTTTTTTTATTGAAATGAAAAACAAATTACTTCTATTATACTCAAAAAATAAAAAAAGTTTATTTTTTAATATAAATGTCTTAAAAATAGTTTAGGTTATTTTTGTTTTTTGAATAAAAAACAATGGTTTGGTATTACATATTAAATCCATAAAATCCATAAATCCGCAAAAATAAAAAGCCTAAAAAATCATTTAAAATAATCTTCTTAAATAAAAGTGTTTTTCAGTAACATTAAACATATTACCACAAATCTTTTCAATCTAAAAGAATATAATATATATATTTAATCCAAAAACCGCTTTTTTTCTATTTCTGTAACCTATTAAATATCAATTAGTTATGGTGTTTATAAGTACTTGACAATCAGTATATTATCAATGAGTAAAAAAAGATGAAAATAAATTATATATTTTGTGAAATTAGATATTAATATATAAATAAAAACAATAAATAGCACATGAAATATTTAAAAAACATAAATACTTTTTTAAATGAAAGATCATCATTAACACCACTTGGAATTAGTGAAGAAGTTATGCGTGATATTCAAATAAATTATGAGCTAAATAATAATTCACAATGGATTAAATACGATTTAAAGAAAGATTATTTAAAAGAATTACATAAAAAAGAAAAAGCTTTCTTCATAACAATCGACAATAAAAAAAATATTCACGTCTTCATAAACAATTTTAATACATATTTTAAGCAATATTTTAAATATGAAGCTGGAGGTTGGGGAAGTTATAGAATAGATGAACGTGAAGAAATATCATTAAACCAACTACAATATTCAATATCTCCATCACATGAACTATATAAATTAGATAACAAAGATTTTAAAGTAAGACCAAAAAAAATTAGACGTGTTCAAGATGATATGAAAAAATTAGACCAAGAAACGGAAAAATTCAAAAATTATATATTAGAAAATTTCAATAATATTATTCGTAGGTTATATGGCTCTAAATATAATATCATAATGAAGCAAATTGCAAAAAACCTATCAAAAATAAACAATCAAACATCAGCAGATGAAATTTTAAAATTCTTAACCGATAATAAAGAATTAGCCTTGGTTGCAAAAGAATGTGAAATGAATCAAGATGAAAATGATATTATAAAAATAAACCAATTACAACAAAAATGTAACTCATTATCTATTTTAGATGAATTTTTAATTAGATTTGAAAGTAATTATAGTGAGGTATTTAATTACCGATTAAATATTAAAGATTTAATTAATGATTTTGGTAGAATGCAAGTTGAAACTGCGTTCATGTTCTATCTTTATAGTGGAAGATTTAAAAAATTAGAAATAAAAAAATGAAATATTTAAAATTATTTAATGAATATAATACTGAAGCTGATGACCACCAAGTAAAAAATTCAATGTTAGATCCAAGAAATAGTGATAACCGAATTACTTTACCAGATGATTATTATGGTGTAATAGATAAAAATGGTGATGATGAAGAAGAATATTATACAACTACTAAAAAACGTGATGGATTATATCATGGAACTGAACCAGGAATTAATAAAGGACTAAAGAAAAGAAATAGTGCTATTTATCAACAAAATTTATGATTAAGAAATTTAATATATTTGAAAGTAATTTTAGGAGATATAGGGGTTTTGATATTTTAAAAAATCCAGATAAAACTCAAGGTGAAGATGGTTTATGGTTTGTTCCAGAACTATATTATCGTAATTTTGCAAATAAAATATTGAAAAATTTTGAAACTGTATCAATAACTCAATGTAAAGAAGCCATAGATGAATGGTATCTTTTCAACTTAAAATATAATAAAATCAGAAATATTTAGGTTATTTGATTTTTTTTTTTAATTTTGTAGCTTATTAAAAAATATAAGAATGACAATTATTATTGTAAGTTCAATTGTAGTATCACTAATTATTAGTATAGTCATATTCGAATATATTAAGCGACATAAAATATCACCAAAAAATATGATCCATATGCTGATTTTAATTCTGAATATGATTATGATTATAACACTGGATGGGGTAAAAAAAAGAAAGCAACATTATACTGGAACTGACCAAAGGGAAAGGGAAAAAGATAAACAAGAAAGAGAAGAAAAAATAAGACAATATCTACGTGATCATCAAGAAAAAGAAAGAAAAAGAAAACAAGAAAAAGATCAAGAAAACAAACAATATGATTCGTTCACTAACAATAGATCTTATAACAGAAGTAGATATAATAGCCACAAACAAGAGCGATATACTAAACCAAAAACATATACCACAGATGAAAAAAAATATCAAGAAAAATATAAAAAATTAGTTAGTGCATATAATGGTAGAGTTAAACAAGGAAATCTATTACCAACAAATGATCCTAAAATAGAAATGATAAAAAATGAATTGGCTGTCATTCAGACAAAAATTAATAGTATTAAACCAAAAACTGGGCTATAAAAAAAGTGTTTAGAAAATCTAAACACTTTTTATTTTTTAGAAAGTATCCCAAAAATCATCAATTTTTTCTTCGACCTTATCAACGATTTCTTCTTTAACCTTATCAACGATTTCTTCTTCGACTTCAACCACAACATTTTCTTCAGCTTCAAATAAATCTGCCCCAGATTCTTCGAATTCAAAATCTGTAATATAATCATCAACAGTTTTTTCTTTAGGTATTTCATCAATTGAATCTATTCCAGCCTCTTCAAATTCAAAATCATTATCATTATCAGTATATTCTTCTGGTATTTCAATGTTGCTTTTTTCATCAACAATACCTAAACTATCAAAATCATATTCATCTTCATCATCAAAATCACTAACTCCAGCATTATTATCATTAATATTACCACCAACTACTTTATATTTTTTAATATCATTTGTGTCTATTGTTGGCTCATCTATTACCACTTTGTTAACTATTAATTCCCCCTCAACATAATCAATATCATCTGAACTGATAATTTCTATGAAATCTTCTGTATAATCATCTTCTTCAATAATTACCTGTTGTTTTCTTTTCTTCTTTTTTGGTGTAAATAAAGAATTTAATACAGATAATCTTTTATTTATTTCTGGTAATCCAATCGGCTCAATAAATCTATTTGCGATTGATAAGAATGTCTTATTAAATTGCATATCATAATCAATTCCAATACCTTCTTTTGTTGTTATTTCGGTTGGGTGGAAACTTCTTAAATAACTAAACCTTTCAGCTTGTTTAGTTTTTCCATCTTGCTCAATAGTATAATCATTTTTTGTGAAATACCATTTTATACGACCACCTGCTAATAAATCATATTTAGTTTTATATTCTGAATTTTTATTCAATAGATAATTATGTAATGTTGCACTTTTTACTGAAAAATGTGCTCCCTTTACAACTTCCATATGGGTTTGATCTTCTAATACACGATATTCATAATTTGAAAGTGATGTTGTCATTGATATATCTTCAATATCAGCTAATTTAAATTCTTTCTTTAAATTCTTCATCATCTTCAATATTTCTTTAATAGAAACATTTCCTGGATTTTGAAATAAGTATTTAATGAAATCCCAAATATTTTCACGAACAAAAACTGGAGTAGATGATTTAACAATTTCAACCCCCTTTGGATAAAAATGTGTAAGATCTTCGAAAAATACACCATCTTCCCATACAACATTATTTATATAATGTTTCTTTTGAATATGTAATGCAGATTTATTCACTGTTTCTAATTCAAAATCATGAATAGATTCAACACCATACTTATCAGCATAATCATTCAACATTTTATTGAACATTGGTTGGGTGAATACTGCATTCATATGTAATATTAATTTTAATTCATCACCTTCAAAGCCTATCGACTCCATAATTGGGGTGTATGTTACATATAAACTATCTGTATCACCATATATCACCATTGGTACTGATCTAATACCCCTATACATATGAGTTGATGATTCGAAATCTTTACTTGGATTTGGTTCAATATCAAAGTCATTGTCTATTGGCTTCATATTTGAAAAATCTGCAATAAAAACTTTTTGCTTAATATCATAAGTTTTATCATCTATGACAAAAACATCTTTATCATTTTCAACATAATCTGCAACACTTAAACTATAAGCTTCATTCAATTTATCTAAACCATCACCATTTTCATCGGTTTTACGACCATATGGATCAATTAATGACCCATCTAACCTATGGATATAAAATTGTTCTTCAAAAACACTAATATACATAGTTCCAAGTATGTCTTGTGGTAATATTCCAGTTGGTGAAAAATCAGTCCTTGCCCAATTATTATAGAAATAATCTTCGATATTATCTAACATCCAGTTAATAACTTCACGAGAACTTGCTGTAATAGCATTTGCAATATCTGCATTAGATACCGTAAATGCAGGGTGACAAAACGCGCCATACGTACCGTTCAAAACGAGTTTAAGAGCAAGCTGCATAGCTTTCATGTAATCACGTTCAGTTATTGTCCTATTTATTTTTTCCTTTAATTCCTTTATCTTTTGGTGCTTTTCGGAATCTGTTAATTTTTCTAAATCCATATCAATTATATAATATAAAAAAGAAAAAGTTTAAAAAATGAAAAGAAAAAGAAAAAAGAAAAAATCTTACCTATGGTGCTTTTTGACTTATCATTATTTATATATAAGAAAAAAACAACACATAATGATAAAGGAAACAGAATTAAATATTCAAATCACCAGACGAAATATAACTTACTACAAAAACAAAGGTTATAAGTGTGAAAATATAAATACTGATGAATTAATAAAAATTGGAGATGTTAATAAGAATTCAAAAATATTAATAACAGCAATTTGTGAGATTTGTGTGTCCGATAAAAAAATAATGCTCCAAAAATATCATAAAAATAAAGATAATGGTGGATATTATGGGTGTAAAAAATGTTCTAGGTTAAAATTTAAAAAAACATGCGAAAAAAAATTTGGTGTCGATAATCCAATGAAGAATGACGAAATAAAAAACAAAACATATACCACAAATTTTAAAAAATATGGTGTTAAATCTACATTACAGTCCAAATTAACAAATCCTCTATTTTTTAATAGTATATCAAAGAAAGAACAAGAAATCTTCGATTATATTAAAAGTATTAATAAATCAAACATCATTCAATCAGATAGAAATATATTAAATGGTTATGAATTAGATATATATTTACCGAAACATAATATAGCAATTGAATTTGATGGTTTATATTGGCATAATGAAATAAATAAAGATAAAAAATATCACATTGAAAAAACTGATAAATGTTTAGAAAAAAATATACAATTGATTCATGTTTTTGAAGATGAGTGGTTAGAAAAAAAAGATATAATAAAATCAATTTTATCAAATAAGTTAAATAATACACCAAATAAAATATACGGTAGAAAAACAACAATACAAAATATATCTGTATCTGATGCAAAAAATTTCTTTAATAACAACCATATACAAGGATATACTAATTCATCTATTAAATTAGGATTATATCATGAAGATGAGCTGGTATCTGCTATGTTATTTACTAAAAAAGTTGTTGGTGGGAGAATTTCATTTGATGGTTATGAATTAAGTCGATTTGCTAATAAAAAATATACAAATGTGATAGGTTCAGCAAGTAAATTATTGAAATATTTTGAAAAAACTTATAAACCAAAAGAACTTCGATCATATGCTGATAGAAGATGGTTTGATGGTAATATTTATAATATTTTAGGATTCGAAAAAACACACACAAACCCAATTTCTTATTGGTATGTTGTTGGTGATAAGAGAAAACACAAATCATTATTCACAAAAAATAAAATAAAAAAACAAGGCTTCAATATTGAAAATAAAACTGAACATGAAATTATGCTATCAAGAAAAATTTACAGGATTTATGATTGTGGTACAATATCATATACAAAAAAATATCAAAATGAATAAAAAATAGAATTAAATCTTTATATATATGATAGGAATAAAAAAAAAAGTTTTTCTATTAATATTTATTTATATATAGAATAAAAAAAAAATATAAAGATTATGCCTTTACCACATTTTACAAACATAGAGTCTCACAATAAGACCTGGGAACCAGTTTATCCAAATTTATTTGAGGTTGTTATAGTATTACCATCTGCAATATCTGGGTTACACCCAAATGCAGAAACTTTATTATTAGAAAATACTGTTGAGACAAGTTTCCCAACATACCCAGTTATTGATAAAGCTACACAGAATTTCAAATATTCAACACGTGAATTCTTGAAATTCCCAACAACAACATCAACTGAACTTTCAATTAAATTTAACATGAACGTTAATGAAAATTATCAAGTGTTTACTTGGAGAATGATGAAAGATTGGTATGATTTAGTTTGGAATAATGAAGATGGTTCTGTACACTATAAGAAAAATATCATTTCTGAAATAGTTGTTCATGCACATGATAAAGAAGGTCACGTTATTAGACGTGTTACTTATTTCAATGTTCAGATTAAAGAATTTAAAGGATGGGAAACACTTAACTGGACTTCTGGTGAAATCGCTTCACTTGATGCATCATTTATTGCAGATTATTGGACAGACCTATATTACTAAATTACTGATACCAAGACAGTTATAAAAAAAAATAAAAGTATTACGCTTTTATTTTTTTTTTCCTTAAAAAATGATTATTTGACCGATATGAAAGAAGAAAAAATATGTAGAATTTGTAATGAATCAAAAGATATAGATGATTTCCATAAAAAGAAATCAACAAAAGATGGACATCGAAACGAATGTAAAGAGTGTGTTAAAGAGATTCAAAAAAAATATAAAGAAGCACCTGGTGCTAAAGATAAATTATCTGAATATGGTAAGAAGCGATATGAAGAAAATAAAGAATTTCGTTCTAAGCAGAAAAAAGAATGGTATTATAATAATCATGAATATGCCTTATCACAAAAGAAAGAATATATGAAAAGACCAGAAGTTAAAAAAAGACAAAAAGAATATATGAAAAATTATTCTTTAGAAAAAAAATATAAATACAGAAGGGAAAACCCACACTACATTGCTTGGCGAAGTATATTATATTCAACATTAAAAAGGTTGAACACTAAAAAATCTGCTCATACAATAGATGAATTGGGATATAGTGCAGATGAATTGAAGTTACATTTAGAATCATTATTTACACCAGGCATGACATGGGAAAATCATGGAGAATGGCACATCGACCATATAAGTCCAGTAGTATCATTTGATAAAGGCACTGATGTCAGCATTGTATGTTCGTTGGACAATTTACAACCACTATGGGCAACAACAAGGACAATTGGTGGAATAGTATATGAGGGGAACTTAAATAAAAGTTCCAATTAATATTATTTTCGGTAAGGTAATATTAATATATAATTAAAATTAATTTTAGAAAATGGCAATACCTTTGAGATATGATGATTTAGGAACAATTAACGCTGTGAAACTATTACCATTAATAGATACATATAATGGTTACATTCAATTATACACCGAAATTGATTCTCATATTGAAGTAGGGGACAATATTTTCATTACTTATAGTGGGGATTCATCAACATATACTGAAGATATAATATTAGATAATTTTATCTACACAAATAAGGAAGGATTTTATTCTGAATTTAGTTCTGGATATGAAGTAATATATGTCAATAAGAATATCAATTCATTTGCAATAAATAGAACAATAATAACGATCCCACTAAATACAGAATTGAATGGTCATTATGTTAGTAAAATAAGTATTCGAAATTCTGTTATAGATAAAGCAACGATTGATTCAACATTATTCAATAAAATTACACTAAACCCAAATAATAATACAAATGCTATTGATTGGATTCAAGGTGTTGTTTTTGATGGTGATATTTATAATGTTACATTAGAAAATAAATATGATATAAATTATATCACATTGAAAATGGATTATAATATAACTACAAAAAATTATAATAAATATGCCACGCTGAATAATGATACTTATGGTTATTCATATTTTTATGATTTAACTCAATCTATAATAGATTGTGAAATTGATAATGGGATTTATATTAATTGTAGGTTAAGTGCAAATAAAAATATTAATAATGGTCGATTTGAAAATTCAAACATCGAAAACTATGATATTAAAAATGGTTACTTTAAAAATACTATATTAAATGATTTTGTTACATGGAAATATGGTGTTTGGGAGTCAGATACCCCTTTCACATTAAAAGAATGGGAAGATGGGTTATTTTTTGATGGTCAATTTGGTGAACAAAATAATTCATTATATCAAGATTCTTTTATATGGAAAAATGGATATTTCTTAAAAGGAGATTTCATGGGAACTAAATGGGAAAATGGTAAATTTCAAGGCGGTAATTTTTATGGTACAGATTGGGTTGATAATGAAAATAGATCACAATCAACTAATATTATGAATTTTGATATGAATGGTGGTACTGTTTACGCTGATGTTAAATTGATTTTTAATAGTAGCATATTTAACGATGGTACGGTATATAAGAGTGTTATAAATGATTCAATAATAAATGGTGCAACAGTAAATGAAGCAACAGTAAAAAATTCAACATTAAATAGTGGGTCAATAGCATTAAATTCTTATGTTTTTAATCTAAATTTTATTGGTGGAGAAATTAGTGATTCTATTTTATTTGATAATAAAATTGATGGTGATACAAAAATCACAAATTCTAATATAAGATTCAATAATGAAATCAAAAACTCAAACATTAATCAATCAACCTTTCAAAACCCAACAACAATAGATGGTGGCAATTTTAAGAATAATACGTTTGATACTAATACTATAACAACACAAAAATGTGTGTTAACCAGTAAGTGGTTATTAGACACAACGAATAATAGTGCTCTTACAGAAGTGTTATGTTTGAATCTTGATAATAATACACTATTAACTGAAGCTGATGAAAATAAAAACTTATTATTTGGTGGATTTAGTAATATAGATTTAAATGGGATTTATGTTACAATATCACCATTAGAAAAATATTTAGATCCAAGTACACGAAGTGCTACTAATACATATGACACATTTAAAAGTATTAGTGATAAATATATATTAGTTGAGTTAGAATTTAAAAAATATTACCAATCACAAATTGGTCACATAACAATAAATAATATAGATAGTATTACAGATAAAACTATAATTAATAGTGGATTTTTCCATTCTGATAATTTTTCAAAAACTATAATAAATGATGGGGAATTTAAAAATGCTGATATGGTTACAGATAATATTTTTAATAATGGAATATTCAAATCTGGTAAATTCACATCACACCCAAACACTGTTGAAAATATTTGGAATGATGGTATTTTTTATTCTGGAACATTTGGTAGAAAAAAATATGGGGAATTTTTATATTCATACATATCAATTTTTGATGATAAAACACATATAAATAATAATGAACATTATGAACTTCCAGATTTAAAAATCAGTAAAATGTACCCACTACTATATTCTTCTGGGGCTATTAGTACTGGTGGTGGCTTCACTGGATTTCCAGCATGGAGTGTTGCTAATAATTCTAATAGTACCATTCAAACATATTATGTGCGAGATGATCGTTTAAATACTGTTATTGGTTCTGATGTTTGGAATTTTATTGATGATCTAAGACCAGCCCCAGGAGGAGTCGCTGACCCTGATACACGATTACCATTACCCGATAAATTTGTATATGAAATAGATTGTAATACTGAAATTAATTATTTATACTTAAAAAAATGGTTAGAAAACACAACAGCAAATAATGATTTGAAAAAAACAATTCAAATAGTTGATTATGATGTAATAACAGATAATCCATTAACAGCATCAACTTCCATTTTCGAAACATTTAATAATTTATATTATTTACCAGAAACATCATTATCAACAGAAGATGATGAAGGTTATATTTTTGATAGTTATTATCTTGGTGGTAGTAACTATAAAGTATATATGGTTTTTCAATCTAAATTAATTGAAGATATTTTTAATAATGCCAATTCAAGTGAAATAGATGCCTATTATAAAAACTGGACTAATTCATGGTCAATTGCAAATACTGGATATTATACACACCCATTACCAACATTATCATCATCAACCAACTTAGATAATGTTATAAATTATAAATTAAAATATGATGCTGGTAGTGGTATCATTGAAGATGATTCTAAATGGATTGCAAATTCACCAGCACCGCCTTGGTGGGTATCAGATGAAAGACGTATTGGACAGAATTATGATATTGATTGGACTTATGAAACAGATTCAGATCCATCATTAATCACATATTTAGAATATATATTTAATGAAGCATCTACACCAACACATGACATCGAAATTATACCTAATATTGATGTGGTTAAATTAGTTGAAGATACTACCAATTTTAATTATAAAGTTAATGAGTTAAGTGATTCTAACTTAAATATACCATATAGTCCATATTTTTATACTTGGATGAAATATCATAGTAATAGAAGACACGAAACACCAAACAGTGGATATGGATTAGAAGATAAATTTGATGATACATATAATTATTGTGAAGATATTAATATCACAAATCAAACTATGTGGAGTGGCTGGACATATGACACTAATACATATTCATCAAATTATTTAGGTAATTTATTACGATCAAAAATATTATGGGAAGATGCTAATGATAATCTAAATGGTACATTCAAGTTGGAAATAACATATGTGGGTAATATTAATTTTTATATCACTAAATATTATGATGATGGTAATGTGAGTGTTGATCCTGGATTATTAAGCCCACCAGTAAGTGTAGAACAAATATATTTAATATCAACACTAAATTCTAATGTGATTACAACAGAAACAATCATTTTTGAAAATGTTGAAAATGTTGAATACTTTAGATTTAAAAATAATGAAAACAATTTTGCAGAAATTTTGGGCATTAACATATATAGGAAAAAATCATTATCTGATATAGATTCTGATTTTATTGTTAGTAATACTGGCTTAAGTTGGTATGGTGTTCCATTAGTAGACCAAAACATAATATATGCTTATGATCAAATGGTTGATAATACAAATTCTATATTCCACTATAATACACAAGATACTACATTATTTGAATCATATTGGAGATTTATGCGTGGGGATGATGATAGTATATCAACTGGATTAGTCAGTAGTTCTATTTATAAAAAATACTATAATAATGATGAAATATTATCATCACAATTTACTGGGAGTGGGTTTGGGTTATCATCACCATTAGAACCAGTTGATGATAATGAATTATCACCATTTACACCAAAGACAAACAATGCATTCCTTCCAGAAGAAAAAGCAAATTTTGAAAAATGGAATAATGTCATCCAAACATCACCAGAATTTTTCAATAGAAGAGCTGGAATTCAATTCAAAACAGATAATATTGTTATTGGTGCAGAAGCCCATTTTGATGAATTTAATGATGGAGTATTCCATAATGGGACATTTTATGGTAAGTGGGATAATGGTAAATGGGATAATGGTAACTGGGATGGATGGAATGAAAAAACAGCAAACAATATCATACCAACATCATCAAACATTTCAGTGGAAGTTGTTCAAGATAATAAGAAATTAATAAAAAATAAGAAATTCTTTGAAATTGCTCCTTGGGATGAAGCAACTAAAATAAATAAAATCACAAAACCGATCAATATAAAAAATAATAAAACGACATAATGGGACAAGATTGCAAATCAAATAACACAATAGTTATTATGGTGATTATCGCAATGATAATCGGTGGTTATTTTTATACTAATAATATAAATGATAATTACACTAATAAAATTGAAACGATAACAAATAAATATAATACAAAATATGATAGTTTAAATATTATCATAGATGATGTGAATAAAGAATTAGCAAGAATAGATACATTGAATTCTGAATATACAGAAGAAATAGATTCTATAAAAAATAAAAACAACAATGATGAAAAAACACATAATTATTATTATTTTCATGATCTTAAACCTGATAGCATTACAAAGCTTTTCACAAGATTCGAAATCACTAAAAAATACGACTAACTTAGAACCAATTGTTTTAAAACAAAACAAAACAATATATTATGGATTTAATTCGTTACAAACCGAATATATTTTCAATTCTATGGTAAATCTTGATTTATACTACAATAAGTATATTGAGAAATCTAAGGATTTTGATAATATTACAATATTATATGATAAGAAAATAGTAAATTTAAATTTAAAATTATCATTAAAAGATACTATTATCAGCAAAAAAGATATTCAGATTGCACTACTAAACAGTGAGAAAATTGAATTAGATGCTGCATATGTAACTAATTTAAAACAAGAAAAAAAGAAAACCCTATTATATGGTCTAGGAGCATTTGCTGGAGGACTGATAGTTGGTGGTTTATTATTATCAAAATAATAAAAAATGGCTTTTTTATATTTATATATAAATAAAAAAAATATTTCATTATGAAAAACATGATAAATTTAAAAGATTTCAAACAAATAAAAAAAGATGGTATAATTACTGAAAATGTTGTACTTACTGATAAGGTTGCACAAGTAAGGCAAAATATAGATATTCCATTGTCATTATTATCTGCATTTAAAAATAAAGTAAAATCAGAAACTAATGGTAAAACAAACGTTGAAGATGATTATTCAGTTAAAGAATTAGCAGAATTATTAGTACAATATATGGCTGAAACATTCATTAATATTGAGAATTTTCCATCATCAATTGTTTTAGGTACAGCATCAACACAAGTACAACCAATTGCACAAGTTCAAGACCCTGCACAAGTTCAAGATCCAGCACAAGTTCAAGACCCTGCACAAGTTCAAGACCCAAATGCACAAAATGTACAAGCACAAGCTACTGCACAAGAGATTGCACCAGTACAAGATCCTAATGCACCAGTACAACCAATTCAACCAGTACAAAATACTGCACAAACACAAGCAATTTAATATGTTAAATTTTTCAGACTATAATAAAAAAATACATAATGACACTAACACCAAAAATGGTGTTGGTGTTAAACGTGTATCAGAAAAAATAGCTGAAGTAAAGACACCTACAAAAAAAGTTGAAGAAACAAAAACCCCAGTAAAAAAAGTTGAAATAATAAAAGAAACAGTAACAACACAACCAATTAATAATGTCATTTTTAATGGTAAGAATGTTATTTTCAATGAAGCAATAAAGCCAAGTGAGTCCATTAAATTTTTAATCGCAAATAAAGTTGATAAAAATAAATTACATGTAATTATTATTGAAAATAATGATGCTTTGATTTTATTAAAATATAATACCGAAACAAAAATTAATTTAACTGAATTTTCAACAACATTAAAAAATCACTATATAAAAAATAATGAAAGTATAGACTTCACAATTGAGGGTAATTCTACTTTTACTGTTATTAAAAACATCTCAAATGTTGAAAAAGTTAAAAATGATTTATCTAATTTGTTAAAATAATAAAACTTTTTTATTTTTTTTTATTATAATATATAAAAAGAATAAATAAGATATGAGAAATCATGCACCCAGAATACCCACATCAGAAAAATATTGGATCAAAAAAGGAAAAATCGGAAAAAAAGTAGTTTTATTTTTTCATGATGATATGGATGGTATCTATTCAGCCATACTAATGAAGAACTATCTTGAGAATAAAGGTTTCAAAATACATGCCTATGGTGTAGTCGATTATCAAAATTCTTGGAATACTACAAAATTTGATGATCGACTAATAAATATATCTGTGGATTTTTCAGATAATCACGAAAGTATTGATATTTATATTGATCATCACGATACTGAAATGACTGAACAAAATCAATATGCAATAAAAACCAACACAACATCAGCATATGAAGGTATATTACTTCAATTAGGCTTACCAATTGACGACTTAACCCGAAATGTAATAGATATGATAGATTCAGCTAGATATGAAGCCTATGATATTGATAGTAGATTTATATTAAATTTTGATTTAAAAATGTTTACAAATAAATATGAATTTGCTTCATCGTTTAATCAATTATTAAAACGGTCAGAACGAAAAACATTCATAGATATTGTAGCAAATTCTAAGGATATTTGCCCATCAATTTATAAAATTTTTCATCAGTTTAAATATTTTTATCCAAAAAATAATTTTAGAACATGGAATTTAGAAAAATATGCAACTAATGATGGGTTTGATGATGTAAATAAATATATTAAACATTTAAAGGTCGTTAATCCAGAACTATTAGATAAGTTCAAAAAAGATTTCATTCCTGATGGAATATGGAAAATGGGTGAAATGATTAGTAAAACAACTGGAAAAAAACAACTAATAAAAAACACGATATTTTCACAAGATTATTTCAAAAAAATAAATAAATATTCTAATGTTGTTAAGATGGATGGATTACAAGTGATCGGGAATCTTGCTTTTGTACCAGATGGATCTTGGGCTAATGCGATTAGAGCACGTGCTATCTTAGACTTAGAATTAAATAATATCACACGTTATTCAAATAAATTTAAAGATGAATTAATACCAACACAAAATTTTATAATAGAAGAAGATTCTCCAGTATATAAAAAACTATTTAATTATATCGGCAAGAAAATTAAAGTAGCATACAAAGATACAAGAAACGGTAAACATCGTTATATTCGTGTATCTGATATTGATAATAAAAATATAAATGGTATAATTGGAATTGTTGAAGTAAAAAATGGTAAACTATTTTTAAGAGCAAAAGAAAGAATCCAATGGGTATTTCTACAATATGGTAATGGGTTTCAATTAGCATCTTATGATGACATAGAAAAAACAGATATAGAACAATTTCCAAAATTGAAAAATGGTAAACCAATCACGAATTTAAACAAATACTGTAAAACACTATTAGATAATTTTATTGAGGAATTTGATTATGACATAAATTTTGTACCACATAAAAAAACTAATTCTGGTGGACATAAAGGTATTGGATCAATATCTAATATATATGGTAGGGTTAGTCAAGAAAATGAATTATATCCAGATGTTAGATTTTTAGATTTAATAAAAAATAAAATAATAAGTGATTTATCTGGAATAACATGGATTGATTTGGGTATGGGTTGGGGAGATTACTCATTAGATATACCACCAAGAAATAATAAAAAATCAAATGAACACATAATTTTAGTAAGAGATTTAGAAATCATTTAATCGGTTTCTAAATCTGTTCCTTTCATCATTTCATTTAATAATGTTGGATCTTTTATCATTTGTTCAAATATATCATTTAATTGTTTTGGATCACCAATAACAGTATAATTTACTTCTTCTGTTTCATCTACATCCATTTCAGCATCACCACCATTTATTTCTGGTAATTCATCTTTTAAACCACGATAAAAATCTTTCATTTTTTTCTGAATATCATATGTTGTTTTTATTGTATCACGTAATTCTTTTTGGAATGTTGCAACAGCTTCAAACATATCTGGATCAGACATACCAGCATCTAACTGTTTCATACACATTATCATAGCTCTCTTAGATATGGATATTGATAAGTCCAAATCAGATAATATTTTAGCATCATTTTTTATTATATTGTATATGTTTTTATCCTTCATTTTAGCTTCATCTAAATATAGATTAGCTAAACTTTCAAGTGTGTCTTTAGAATCAATTTTTATAGAATCAATTTCTTTTTGATAATCATATTCATCTTGTGGTTCTAATGCTGGTAACAATTCATTATCAATATACATATCATCTGGGTTAATATTATCCACCATAGATGATATTGAATCAGATAAAATATTAACTGATTCTTTTATTTCATTTTTTTCACGCTTATATTTAACTTCAGTAGGTATAATACTTGTTGATTCTTCTTTTTCTTCCTTTACTTCTGATACTAAATCTTCACCAAAATCATCACCAAAATCATCATCAAAATCTTCATCTAAATCTTCATCTAAATCTTCATTTATATCTGTTTTTATTTCAATTTTTTCATTCTCCAAATTATCAAATTCTTCGTCTATTGCAAAAAAATCTTCTTCAATCATTGTATTCTTATTATTTTTTATTACTTTTGTATTTAATTATATATAAAAATTCAAATGGCAAAAGGTACATTATTCATAACCATTGGTATTAGTGGTAGTGGTAAAACACATTATTCACAAAATCAATTATTAATAGATTTCCCATCAATTGGAAAATATGTTAATGATAATAATTTATCAGTAGATGATATTATTGTATCCGCAGATAATTTACGTAAAGAACTAACTGGATCAGTTAATATACATACTGCTGATGATTATTTATGGATGGTTGGGTTTAGAGATCGAATTATCGAAAAATTAAATAAACATGATTATTGCCTATTTGATGCTACTAATACAAGAATGCGTGTGAAATTTTTAAAACATTTCATAGACTATGATACAATAGCAATAATATTTGAGCCTAATTTAGAATTATCTAAACTTAGAATAGAAAATGACTTAATTAATAAAGTTGATAGGTCAAATGTTCCATGTGAATCAATTGAATTCCAACACCAAACTTTTAGACAATCTATAATATATTATAAGTGGGATGGTAAATGGGATGATAAAATAAAAGAAAAAATAAAACCAAGATTAATGAAAGTTGAGGGATATGTTGATATAATATTCCCTTAATAGTGTTCATTATAAATTGTAATGATATTTTCAAATTCCCCTAATAACTCAATGTTAGGGGAATCTTTTATCATTCCCAAAAGTATATCATGTACATCAGCATCAGCATTTATGATTTTATCACTTTTTTCATTGATATATTCAATGTTTTTGAAACTATAATCATTCAATAATACTGCAATCTCAGTATCAGATAATCCTAATTTACTTTTATCGACAACAACTTCAATATTATTACTATCAATAAACACTTTATCTAAAGCATCAAAATCTTCTTTTGTATTAATTGTGATTTTCTGGTATATTTTATTTATACTATTATTTTTGTATATCGCTTTCTTAGATACAGTATCAATAATAAAAACCCCACTCGAACTATCATTTGATTTTTGGTATGGTGATCCAATAGAAACTACATTGTTTTTATTATATGTAAGATCTTTACCAGACTTATAAATAGTATTCTTGAAGTTCATTAAATAATCATCACCAACATCATGATTAATTATATACAAATAGTCGTTTTTAAGCCGATCTACGATTTTTATGGTGTTTGGTATGATAGATACGTTATTATCCCTAAATTCATCCCCTATTAGCGTTAAATCACTATATTTAGTTAATATATTTAATAGATTGGTATTATTTTTATCATTTAGGAATTTGACTGGAGTAATTGAGCTTATCTCATGAACAAAAAATAAGAATTTTTCTAATTTATTGGTAGATATTTTTTTATTATGTTTAAATATATTCCCAACAAATAAACACATATCTTTACCAGATGCTTTTTTTTGTATTAATGGAATATAAAAATCACTAAAGAATAATTCCCAATCATCATTAAGATCAATATTAATATTATTTAATAGCCAAATTTTCATTATTTATATTTTTTTGTTATTGTATCAATATCTAAGATCCAATCTGTACTTTCTTTAAATGCTTTTTCTTCATCTGTCATATATACATTATAAACAATATTTCTTATGCTATGTTTTTTATATTTATTTTTACTATTATCAAATATTTTTTTACTTACACGCTGCAACAATATTAAATTAACTATTAATATGTATTCAATAACAATAATATAATTTTTATATTCTGGTAGATTAAATATAAGATTCAATATAATAATTATTAACAATAGAATATACGAACATAAATATAACTTTTCTTTAAACTTAAAAATCTTCATATGTATTATATGAAGATTTTTTAAATTTGTTTATCTTTTTTTATATTATTCTTACTTTCTACTTTGATGTGATGAATATGATTTAGACTTCACATCTACTGTAGTACCATATGAATCATAATTACTAATATTATTCCAAGATACATTATTATTTATATTTGAAAAAGCTTGTGATGATTGTTGTTCGAACATCTTTAAAATGTCTGGTCTATCATCAACATCTTCTTGCACTTGTGGTACTTGTTGCACTGGTGGTTGTTGAACAACTTCATTAATATTATCATTTTCTAAAAATTGATTTAAACCATTTAAATCTTCTGCTTTAGATTTTCTACCATTAATTCTTTTTTCTACAACAAATTCAGCATTATTCCAACCATCATTAACATTTTCATTAATATTGTGGGTTATTTTTGGAGTTTCATTCAAATTCTCTTGCTGAGTATATTGTTGTTGTCTACCACTCAAATTTTCGTATGGGTTTGGGCTGGGTTGATTATCTTCAATTACCCTACCACTAAAAGTTGGAGCATCATTTATTAATTGATTTTCTTCATTTATACTTTTAGTAAATTGGTTTTCTTCTGTTACAGTTTGAAATAATTTCAAATATTCCTCATTAGTCATCGTATTCAATTTTTTTTTTTAAAATATTAGTATTTATAATATATATAAAATACAATAATTACTTTTTTTCATTATTAAATTTTAATTGTAAATTCCACATTATCAACACCCCCAGAAAAAACATCAATAATATATCCATTTAATTCTGTCCAGTTTCCTATTTTAAATGGAGAATCAACTCGTACTATTTTATCATGTTTTGTTATATTGACACCATCTATTTTAAATATTTTTGTATAATCTGAATGTTTAAAAAGTCCATCATCCATTACAGATATTTCACTACTTACTAATCCCCCACTTTCTAATTCTATTATATATGTTTTTAAATCAACTCTATAATTTATACTTATATCTTTTTCGATAATTTGAGATTCTTCTACAACTGATTCTACTTCAAATTCATTACCGACAATAGGATTAATTTTCATATATATTTTATTAAAATCCCCCACACATATAACATTCCCATTACTCATATACATATACCCCCCATCATACTTATCAATATGAACAATATTACTATCTCCAGAAATGAAATATTTATGAGTGTTTATTTCAGTGAAAGATTTTTCAAGTAATTTTTCAACTTCATCATTGATGTTTATATTTAATATTTCACAAAAAACCGCATACCGATTATATAACTCGTCATTTATTTCAATTTTCATATTTTTGTTATTTTTTTTTTGTATAAAAAAAGGCGAATAATAATATTCACCTTTTTTTTAATCTATATTCTAATCTATTTTTTAGATTTTTTCATAGAATTTGTTACTGCAACAGACGATTTCTTATAAGGAGTAATCAAGTGTTTAAGTTTTGTTAAATTTGTTCTAACATCAGCTTCAGCTTTTTTATTTCCTTTTTCAACAAATTTTTCATGTCTTGTCAATATTGTTGTAAATAGTTTTGTAATTTCTTCAAATTGTTCTTCGAATGTTTTTTCTTCCATATTATGTTTATTTTTTTTTAGATATTTAAATCTTTACTATATATAGTTAGTAATGGGTTCAAACGCTGTTTATTACACTTTTTTTTATTATCCACATTTACTCCACCCACAACCTTCATAATCTTTTGTTGGTTTACAAGATAAACAACCATCAGTAAATGTTAATTTATTACTACACATTGGACATGTTTGATCTTTTGATACCATATTATCTTTGATATAATTCTTCAACATTCTTATGATACCACTTGTCCAAGAAACAACACTATCAGATAAGTCTAAGCCACTAATCATACTAACAACAGATTCAATTGGCATACCATGTCTTAAATTACCAGAAATTAATTTACCATAATTCCAATATTCTTTATCAAAGGCACGTGATAATCCTATCATTGTTTGCTCATAACCATCTTTATCAATATATGTGAAATCATATCTTGACTTACCATCGTTATCACGAACTTTAATAATATTACCAACATCAATATTATTAGGAACTGGAAAGTTTTCTAATATTCCAGTAAATAATTCATATGGTTTATCACCCATCAACCCAATAAAACCAATCCATTGCTCTTTCATATTTTGAAAACGTAATATTTCACATTTCAAAGTTTTTGGTCTTTTTGGTGCATCATTTTCTTTAATGATATTATTTACTTGTGTAGTTTTACTTTCGCTTACTAATACACCAGAACGTGAACCATCACGATAAACTGTTATACCTTTGCAACCACTTTTCCATGCAGTCATATAAACCTCTCCAACAACACTTTCTTCTATATTTTCTGGTAAATTAACTGTTACTGATATAGAATGGTCAATCCATTTTTGAATTGATCCTTGCATTCTCACTTTTTCAACCCAATCAACATCATTAGAAGTTGCTTTATAATATGGTGATTTTTCTACAATTTCATTAATTTCATCTTTATCCATCAAATCAACTTTTTCTAAATCATAACCATTTATAATTAACCATGTCTTGAATTTGTGGTGCATTACAGCATACTCTTCCCAACTATCACCATTTTCATCAACAAAATTAACTGTTGCGTTTTTATCATTTGGGTTTATTTTTCTTCTACGTTTATAGATAGGTAAAAATACTGGTTCAATACCAGATGTTGTTTGTGTCATTAAACTTGCTGTTCCAGTTGGTGCTAATGTTAATAATGATATATTTCTTCTACCATGTTTCATTAATTCCTTTAATTGAGGATCTGCATCACATAATCTATCTATGAAAGGATGACCAATTTCTTTTTCATAATCCCAAACACCAAAACTACCTCTTTCTTGTGCTAAATAACAACTACCTTTATATACATTAATAGCCATTTGCTTATGTATTTCAGTCGAGAATTTTGTTGCTTCTGGAGTACCATATCTTAATCCAAGTGCTGCAATCATATCACCTTCAGCAGTGATACCAATACCAGTTCTTCTACCTTTTTTAGCCATATCGATCATATTAAGCCATAATTCACGCTCAACATTCTTTATATGGTTTGGTTCAACATCAGTTTCGATTTTTTCTAAAATCATTTCGATTTTTTCGATTTCTAAATCAACAATATCATCCATAATTCTTTGTGCATACATTGAATGTTTTTTGAATAATTCAAAATCAAATGATGCTTTTTTAGTAAATGGATTTATCACATAAGAATATAGATTAATTGCAAGTAATCGACAACTATCATATGCAGGTAATGGAATTTCCCCACATGGATTAGTAGAAATTGTTTTCATACCTTCGTCAGCATAACAATCTGATACAGATTCTCTAATAACAGTATCCCAAAATAATATCCCAGGCTCGGCAGATTTCCATGCATTATGAACAATTTTATCGAATAATGGTTTTGCTTCAATTTCCTTTGTGAATGTTGGTGCTTTTGAATTTATTGGATATTGTTGTTTAAATAGTGTATTATCTTCAACACTTTTCATGAAATCATCACCAATTTTTAATGATATGTTTGCTCCAGTTACTTTTCCTGGGGTCATTTTCATATTCATAAAGTCTTCTGAATCTGGGTGTTTTATATCACAACTTAACATCAATGCACCACGTCTACCATCTTGACCAACTTCTCTTGTAGAATTAGAATATCTTTCCATGAAAGACATCAAACCAGTTGATGTTAATGCGGAATTTTTTACTTCTGTTCCTTTTGGTCTAATGTGGGATACATCATGACCTACCCCACCACGTCTTTTCATTAATTGAACTTGCTGTTCATCAACTTTCATAATAGAACCATATGAATCATATTCATAACCAATAACGAAACAGTTTGATAATGATACAACTTGTTTAGTATTTCCTATTCCAGACATTGGACCACCTTGGGGAACAATATATTTAAAATCCTTAATTAAATCATAAATTTCATTTTCTGACATGGGATTATCATATTTCAATTCAACTCTATGAATTTCCCTTGCTAAACGATTATGCATATCATCTGGTGATATTTCAAATAAGTCACCCTTTGCATTTTTTAAAGCATATTTATTAATCCAAACATTGGTTGCTAATTCATCCCCCTTAAAATATTTCAAAGTTTTTTCGAACACATCTTCACGTGTGTATATTATCTCTTGATTTTTATCCATTTTTTAGTTTTGTTTTTTATTATAGTATTTATTTTTTGTTTTGTTTATATGAATTCAATGTTTCCAATATCTTCTAAGTAACCATTATTCTTCAATTCAATTATAATATCGCTTGCATTTTTTTTAAATAATAATTTATACATATTAAAAATATTATCTGTAAAATAATATGATAATTCAACAAAGATTTCAACATGTGTATATTTCTTATCGAAATCATCAATGCACATTTCATAATATTTATTGAATGTTTTTCTATTGGGTTTTCTTCTATTAACAAGAAAATCAATATCTGTTTTTTTATCTAAAATTTCATATATGTCTTGTTTTAGATTTTTTTTATGCAGATAATCATCATTATTTACAGTTTCATATTCAAATATAGATCCTTTTTCAATATCATAATTATCATCATAAAAATTAGTAGATGATGCAAATTCTTCATCTTCTTCATCTTCTTTACCCATAAATATGGTATCTCTTTTTAATGCATGTGTTCTTTCTAATTTATGTTTGTTTGCATTATTTTTGAACATTATTTCAAAATCGGTATCCTTTACTTCTTCAGTATCAGTTTTTTCGACTTCATTAATTTCTATATCAACATCTAAATCAATATTTTCATCAATATCATAATTTTCATCTTCTTCAAATTCTTTTTCTTCCGCCATATATTTTTATTTATTTTTTATACACTACCACACAATTCATCATCACCAATATTCAAGTAAGTTTTATCAAATTTGAATTTTACTTGTGTACCAACACCATCACCATCACGTATTTTTAGTGCCTTTAATCGATATTCTCCATTTTTTTGCATTTCTGGGTTTCTTATAATTGCCCAGAAAGTATCAGCAGTTTCAGCAATTGCTTTTGACTCTGGCACATTTTTTAGGTCAACATCATTACCACCCCAAATTGCTTTATCTGTTTGTGTTGCTGTAATCATAGCAACATTATGTTTATCCGCAATAGCTCTTAATCCCTCAGATAAATGCTTACCCTTTAAGAATAATTGATTTGCAAAATCTAACCCTTTTTCTAAACCCATAATATTAATATAATCAACAATAACTACATTAACTTTTAGACCTTTTCTTAATTCATATTTAGTAATAAAATTATCTAATTCTGTGATAGTTAATCTTCCAGTGTCAAATTTTGCAACTGTTAGAAACCCAGGATTTGATTTAAAAACACCACCATTTTTTGTTTTCAATGAATTAATTTTATTCTTCATAAAAATAGTATCATTCGCTTTTTTATCATAATCCATAATAGGGATTTTCAATCTCATTGCACCCATTCTACGCATACATTTTTGTGACCCCATCTCCAAGCTAATAAATAATACATTTGCTCCTTGGTCTAATAGATTAACAGCCATATTCTGCATCCACATAGACTTACCAACACTTGTTTCACCCATTATAACATTCATTGATGCTTGATCCCAACCACCATTTAATAATGTGTCAACGGTAGCCCAACCAGTAGGTATTTTTTTAGTTAATTCTGTAACCTTATGAGATTCTGGATCATCGAAATCTTCACCCAAATATTCATTGTCATCATTAATCATTTTATAATCATTGGTCATATTGATCAACTGATTAGTAATTTCACTTACTGATTCAAAATCAATCATATCTAACCCACGAATAATATCAACAGCCTTATATGTATTGTGTTGAATTAAGTTTGATAATTTCCAACTTTTGAATTTATTTTCAAGCCATTCATCACCATAGTTATTATTTTCACCTTTCAAAATACTCTTAATAATATTATCAGAAATAACATTATCTTTATCATGTATCTGAACCATCGTATAAATCTGCTTTGGTGATGGTACTTGTTTGGATATTAAAAATTCTTCCAAAACAACAGCATAAACGAAACTTATATCATCATGCTTAAAAAAAGTTGCCTCTACTTTATCGAATTGTTCTGGATTTTCTAATATATGTTTAAAGAAAATTTTTTCTAATCCTGGTGTTACTTTTAATGCCATATAATATTTATGTGTTATTGATTTCTTTTTATATACTTTTTTTAGATTTTTGTTTAAATTTTTTACGTTTTTTTTGTAAAAAAAAAGCCAATAGCATAAACTATCGACTTTTTATAAATAATAATAATAAATTTAATCCATTAGATCATCAGAATCATCAATATCGAAATCAGCATCATTAACAAATACTTCATCATCGATAACTGAATCAATCATTTTTTCCATTTCTTCTTGACTTGCATAAGAAAAATAATCACTAATGATTGGTTCTAATGCATCCAACACTTCTTTGGTGAATATGTTCTTTGTATATAATTGTTTTTCATAAAAACTCTTATCCAGATGTTTAACATACCATTTTGTTCCACCTTCTACAAATGTATCATCTTTCTGCTTTTTTACTTTTGCTATACCAACAGTTTCAAAATTTTCAAATGTACAAAAATAATCCAACCCACGATATGGGTTTGTTCCAGATGTATGATTAATCTCAAATTTAATTTTCTTTGGTTTTGCATTTCTATTCTTTTTAGCTTTTGCAGTTACAAGAATACCCGATGAGTTTAAATCCATATCATCTTCATTACCAGTCTTTAGTTGTGCTTTTGATAAAAATACAATTGAACTTGCTGAATAATCAACACCTTTACCACCACCTTGAACATCTTGTGGGAATAAGTCTAATGTCTTATATGTATGATTTGTGCAAATCAATGGGATATTTAAGAAACCCATATCAGCATTAATAATTCTGAATAATGACTTAATCGCTTTTGCTCTTGACATATCAGCTTTATTTTTTCCCTCTTTTGCATCTTCAACTTCTTTATTTGATGCTAATTGTCCAATTGAATCTAAAAATACTACAACTTGATCAACTTCTTTCTCATCAAATGTTGCTTCTTTCAATTTATCTAAAAATTGTGCCAACATAATCTTTATATCTTCAACTTTATTAGATCTAATCAACATGAATTTTTTCGGTGATATATCAATACCAAAATCTACTAACTCACTTAATTCAATAGAATATTCAGTATCTATATAAATTATCATTTTTCCTTGCTTCTGTGCATTACGTGCGATATTATAACACAAGTAGGATTTTCCAACTGCTTCTGGACCTGCAAATACAGTCATTCTATTATCAGATACCCCACCATAAATAGATTTTGATAATAAAGCATTTAATAAGTGAATATCTGTGTCGATATATGTTCTTTCTTTATCATCACGATCAATTAAGATTGCGGTCTTTTTTGATATAACATCCATTGTATTCTGCATATCTGCAAATGTGAATGCTCCTTTATTCTTTTTCGCCATTTAATTACTATTATTTTTTTAAGATTTTCATCTTACACTATTTTAGTCTTTTTTTACATAAAAGTTTAATTTTTTTGAATCTTTTTTTGTCATTTAACCGATTGGACTAATAACTTTAAATATATAAACATACAAAACAATTATATTTCTATATATTATTTTTTGTTTAAAAAAAAAGCAATTTATTGATGAATTTTTATATAACCTTAACAAAAACAAGACGAAAATTTGATAAATACATAAAAATCAACAGAATACGAAATAAAGTGATTGTTGATATAAATGAATTGATTAGTGAATTTGGTATTGATTCAAAAAAACATAAAGATTATTTTAATCTTATGGTCTATACTAAAATAAATCATGCCATCCAAAAAGGGAAAGATGTCTATTATATCCCCAATACAGACTCAAATGACATTAAAATTGAACAATTATTTAATTTGAAAAAAATGATAACTTTTGATATTAACTTTAATGTTTTATTATTTTATGATGAATTTCTAAATGATTCGGAAATATTAGATGAGTTTTATTCTAATATCGATAGATTTAATTCAAGCCAGATTATAAAAGATTATTGATTACGACAAGTGATTTTTAATATATAATAATAAAAAAAATATATTATGGCATTTTCAAAAGATGGTTACACTTGTGAATTAAATTTTTTAACTAATATACCAAGCTTAAATAACAATTCAAATCGTGATACTATATGGAATAATCTACAAGGTACTATTGATTTTGACGTTAGTGGTGATAATACAAATCCAACATTTACATCTAATTTAACAGCAGAACAAGAAAATCCAAAAAGGGTTGTTGTTTTCAAAGGAAATAAAGATGGTACAGTAAAAAATCATTATAAAGAAAAAATATTTGAAAAATCAAAAAGTGTTAGTCCATATGTATCATTAATTAATGAATTTAGTCAAACTAATTTTGAAGCATTGAGATTAGAATCCGCAGATTTTGCATATTTAACACACTTAGGAGTATATCCAATAAATAGACTTTGGATACTTAGAAGATTCAAAGAAGGCGATACTGTACCAGATAACTTATTAGATTGGGGCAAAAATGATTCTGCACCATACCCAATTTCTACTGTTATTGGTTGGATTCCACCAGAAGAAACCAATTTTTTTGGTATAGATTTTTCTGAAAAATGGATAAAAACTACTGATAGAGTAGATGAAGTATTATCTAAAATATTAGATGAAGAATTTGGACTTAAAGCAAAAAGTGTTGCATCTGTTCCTGGTTGGAGTCAAGGTTTATTAATGGAATTTCTAACAAGTATGAAATTAACTGATAAATTTGGTTATGATGAAATACCATTTGGTAATCCTAATGTTCTACAAGAAGGTGCAACACGTGTTGAAGATCCAACAAATACCACATATGGTTTACAAAGTAATATGAAAGTTGTTTTAAAAACAAGCTATGAACAAAAATTTATTGGTAACGTTGATCCTGGGTCAGCTATGCAAGACATTTTACGTAATTTAACAAAAATGGGAACAAGTGATGTTGTTTATTTTGCAAATAAAAATTCACCTATAATGAATGATTTAAGAACAGCATCTAAAAGTCCAAATGATCCTAATGTCTGGTGGAATTTTATTAAAACATTAATCTATATGTTTATTAAAGCTATCGAAAACATGTTTGATAAAATGATAGAAGTATTTAGTGGTGAAGATACAACTGAGGACACATTAAACAATTCAAAGAAAGCCAGTGAAAAAGCAACATCAGGAATACGTAATGTTTTAAATAAATTAGGTACAACTATTCTTGCTTCAACCGTAGCTAAATGGAAATGGGCATTAAAAGGTGGACTTGGAGTTATGACTGGGGAAAATACAACCCCTTGGCATTTAACTGTTGGTAATCCTTATTCTCCGTTTGTTTCATTAGGTAATGTTATTGTGACAAAGGTTAATGTTGATTGGAATAATGAAATGGGATTTAATGATATTCCATCAAGAATAGACGTTGGTATTGATGTTGATTTTGGTAGAAATTTAGGTGGACAAGAATTATTTGCTATGTTTAATAATGGATATAGTAGAGTATATGAAAAAGATACTAATAAATTTATGTCATTAGCAAAACTTTATAAAGTTCCAGTTAAAAAAAGCGACAATTCTGGTGGTACACCAAAATAAAAAATAATTAATAAAATGAATAGTTTCACATTAAAAAATTTAAAACGCGATAAAAAACAAGGTGATCTTTATAATATATTTAAGCAGACTATTGTTGATGTTAAAAATGTTGATTTTTTAACAACATTTGTTGATTATGGTGAAGAAATGAGATTAGATAAAGTATCAAAAAGAATATTTGGTAGTCGAAATTATATTGAAGAATTAATGCAAATGAATAATATCATAAATATCTGGAATATTCAACAAGGGGATACTATAATATATACTCCTATTGTTAATTTAGATTTGATGAAACAGTTAAAAAAAGAATTAGTTGATATATTCGAAAATGTTGCAAAACCTAATAATGATACCAGAATAGATCCAGAAATGAAAACTAATGTTCCACCAACAATAAAACCAAAATCTTTTGAAAGTTTATTAATTGATAGAAAATCAAAAAAAATAACAATAAACAGTAAATTATCATGATAGAAATAAAACAAAGAGCACTAATAGAAACCAAAAAAATTGAACTTCCTTATGATGATTATAAGGGCGGTGATAGTGGTGATAGTGGGGAAAATATTGCAAAAGAAGTTGGAAAATTTCCAATCATATTAATTAATGGTGTTGAAATAAAAAATAAAAATATAAAGCGATTAAAAATATATAATGATGCAACATATCCAAAAATAGAATTATCATTTACGGATTCAACAACCAAACTAATAAATGAAGATTATCCAGTTGATAATAGTATTGTTTCTGTATATAAAAAAGCAACATCATCAGGCTTAGTAGATATTCGTATGGACTTTATCATAACTAAATTCACGTCAATTAATGGTGTTTCTGGTGATCAAATAACATTAAAACTTGAAGGAATAATAAATATAGAAGAATTATATTTATATAATTTTGAAAGCTATGAAGATACAAGTTATAATACATTAAATCAATTAGCTACTGATATGTCTTTAGGGTTTGCATCAAATATTAATAATACCGATGATTCGATGGTGTGGATTAATCCAGCGGATTCAAGACAAAATTTCATAAAGGAAATTATTAAACATTCATATCTTAGTGATACTACATATTTGTTTGGTTATATTGATTTTTATTATAATTTAAATTATGTTGATATTGACAAAGAAATAAAAAGTGATATTTCAACACAAAATAATATTTCTGATGATGAATCAATAAAGAAAGAAGATGATGTTACAGTATTACCATTAATATTATCCAATAGAAAAGATAGATCATCAACTAACTTATTTATTAATAAATATACTGTTATCAACAATTCTAGTGAAATCAATATAAAAAATGGATATAGATATGTTTATAGAGGATATAATAAAAGTGATGATTTATTAAGTTCATATGCTTTGGATTCAATTTCTGAGGCTGGTGATAATGGGATAGTTTTAAAAGGTAATCCATTCATTGAAGGTGGGATACTATATGAAGAAAGTATAAATGTTGCATGGCAAGGTAAATTTGATATTGATAATGTCCATGAAAAATATTTACATGCCGAAATACTTAATAAATTGAATTTAGCTTTTTTACAAAAATTAAAAATTGTTATAAAACTTCAAACACCCAATTATGGTTTATATCGTTTCCAAAAAATTCTAATGGAATTATATAATTTCGGTAAAATGGATGGTGAAGAAAATACTACAAATGATGGTGAAGAAGGTGAATATGATTCGAAGATAATTGATAGATTAAGTGGGGAATGGATAATAACCGCAATAAATTTTACATTTGATACAAAAGATGGAAACTTTCAAGAAATTACATTAGTTAAACGTGAATTAACTATCAAATATAATTTTCCAAGAAGAGAAAAAAATAAAAAATAGTCATGGGATTTGAAACAAATGCAGAAGCATTACAACGTATAAAAAGTGAGCAAGCAGATTTAAATGAAGAACTTGCTATGGGTGAAATAAGTAAGGAAGAATTTGATGATGATTCAGCAGCATTAAATAATGAACGTAATGATTTATTAGCAGTGGCATCACCACCACCAGAACCAGACCCAATACCATCACCAACACAACAAGATCAAACGACATCAATAAATAAAGAACAACCAGTTCCAAAACAAGAATATAAAGATGAATTTGTAAATATGTTACCACCTGCTCCAAGAGAAATAGGATATTTGGAATCATATGTTGCAGGTAATCAATTAATACAAGATTTAAATTGGATAGATAAATATAGTGAAAAGGGCATAGAACCACAAAATGAAATTAATGGTAATCAAAGTGATATGCTTAAAACCGTATCAATACATGATAATAACACTGATTATGATAAAACTAATAAATTCCCAACCGATTCATTAAGAGATTATTTATATAATATAAATGATTATGAAGATCCAACATATTTAGGATTTGATATTTTATTATTTGTTGATGAATCACCACTATTTAATTATGATAATGGTGCAAACGGTATCAATAATTCAGCATTAGATTTCATAACAAAATATAGCGATATTGATGAAATAAGATATAGGGAAATAATTTTAAGTAAATTTCAAAAAGAATTAACTAATATGTTTAGTGTTGCAACAAATTCTGGTGAAAAAATATTACCAAATAAAAGACATTATATTGAAACCATTGGTGGACTAAACAACCTAACCAAAAAAATGGTTGAATATGAAAAAGATGTTATTGAGGTAAGGTTAACAGAAGATGTTTCATTAAGAACACAATATTTAGCTGATTTATATAATAATTTACTATATGATTTTAAGACTAAAAAAATGATGTTACCAGAAAATACATTACGATTTGATATGATCATTAAAGTTCGTGATATTCGAGATTTTAAAGTACAAAATCCAAACTATAACCCAGAAGATCCAATTCGTGAAGTATTCACAAATACATTTAAAGGTGATACATATATTTTATATAAATTACATGATTGTAATTTTGATTTTTTTGATTCTCAGTCACATGAAGAAATGCTACAAATGGGTGGATTCAATCAGTTTCCAGCTGGAAATATGAATAATTTATTATTTAAAATCAAATATAAATCTATGTCGAAGGTATTCGAATCTGTATTAGTTGATAGTAAAGAGATTGTTAAAATAAATGCATTTGATTTATCAAAAACATATGCGGATTATTCAGAAGATGCATATGACCACTTAATACAAAATTCGGATTATAAATTTTCAACGCAAGTAAAAAATAATGAAATTACAAGTGATAATGGTGATGATAATAAAAACCCATTCGAAAAAATAAAGAAAAAAACTAAAGCTGGGAGCATTATTGATAAAGTTAAGGATAAAGGAGTTGAATTATTTAATGATAAGAAAGATACATTAAAAAAGACTATAAACACTCATATAGAAACTGGAAAAAAACAATTAATCAACAAGTTTGATGAAATACGTGGTAGTTTAATAAATGATTTAGTAAGTGAATTACGAGGAGCTACTAAATTACCAAAAATTATCCCAGAAAATGTTTATTCAGAAGATTTCAGACAATTATCTATAAAAAATTTCGCAAGAAGCCTTGGTACTGACTTATTGGGTGATCTAGTCGATGAAAAAGAAATATATGGTGCAACAGATGCATTTGGTAGTAAAGATTCTACTGGTGCTCTTGGTGATTTATAAAAAAAATATCTAAAAAATGCAATTTGATAAAGTAGATTTAAGAAATAAAATATTTATTGGTGTAGTTGAAAATGTTTATGATGAAACACGTAAGGGTAGAATACAAGTTCGTGTCCAAAGTGTTTTTAATAAAATACCATTAGAACATATCCCTTGGGCTGAACCAAATCGCTCATTAGATGGAAAACGATTTAGTGTACCAGCAGTAGGAAAAATAGTTGATGTTGTTTTTCGTAATGGAAATATTTATGAACCAGAATACATATATTCAGAAAACTACAATACAAATTTACAACAAAAATTAAATGATTTATCTGATACTGAATATGAAAATTTTTGTTCAGTTTTAATTGATCACAGAACACAAATATATTCTGATGATACAAATTTAAGATTAGATTACAAATTCAATCAAATATCAATGAAAGATGATGGTATTGATGTTCATCTTAAAGACAATAATCAAGAATTACATTTAGGTCATAATCATGCTGATCAAAGTGCAATGCTTGGTGATCATTTTTTAGAATGGTTTGATGGGTTTATGAATACACTTTTAACCCCAACTTCTTTGGTTGGTAACACTGGTGCAGCTATTTTGAAACCCCAACTTGATGTTGAAATACAAAAATATCAAATGCTTCGTTCAACTTTCATATCCCAACACGTTAAGGTTGTTGATAATGCAAGTTGTTTAGATACTGGTGAAGATAGAAAAGATTCTCCAGCAACAGATGATACAACATTATTAAATTCGGATCATATATTAGAATCAGAGTTTGTTGCTGATGAGGTAAAAAAGAAAGTTATAGCAAAAAGAGAAAAAGATTATAATGAAACAGAAGAAAGTAAACCAGATGAAAAAGATGCAGCATTCACAGAAGATGATGAAGAAAGTATATTAGATGGTCCAAATTTAGAACGAAGTACGGCTGCTGATCCACTTGATGAAGATCCATCATTAAAAGAAGAAATGAGTGAAGTTGAATTAATGAATGTTGAAAAAAATAAAGAGTTAGAAAACAGAAAAAATAACCCAGAAGAAAAGACAATTGAAGACCCACCACAAGATCCATATTCAAGTTTATGGGTTGGTTATAAAGGAAGAAGTGCAGAATCTCATGAAATAGAAAGAGCACAAAATGATGTTTATGGTGATTATTCTATTGATGATACTGGTGGTGGAAGCAGTAGCGGAGGAAACTATAAAAAACAAAGCTATAAAGGTACTGCCAAGAAAAGAACAACATCTGAAGGTAAAACTGTTGAAAACGGTAAATTAAATATTAATGATTTGGTTAGTTTAACTGGATTTCATATTTACGGTAAACCTGCAACAATTAGATTAGAAAAAAATGCAGCGAAAGCGTTTACTAAATTAAATAATGCATTTATTAAAAAATTCGGAACACCTTTAAGTGTTAATGGTGATAGTCAACATTATAGAACATATGACCAACAAATGGGATTTTGGATTAGATATAAAAATGGAACTGGTAATTTAGCAGCTAAACCAGGAACATCGGAACATGGTTGGGGTTTAGCATTAGATTTATGTTGTACTGTTAAGGGAACAACAGAAAAATATAAATGGTTGAAAGCAAATGCACCAAAATATCAGATTAATAGAACTGTAAATAAATCCACAGCAAAAGAATCTTGGCATTGGGCATATACTGGAAAAAATATTTATTCTGTCTAAATAAATTTATATATAGTGTTATGGAATACTTGAAAACATTTGAAGAATTTGGTAATGGTGTTGGTGGAAATAATGGTGCGAATTTAGCATCTAATAGTAACCCATCAGTAGTAACATTTGATGGTGGGGATGGTATATCATCAATGGGTATAAAAGAACCATTTGTACCAAATGTAAAAAAGGTTAAGCCAATAACTGGTGATAATGCTAAAGAAGAACAAGAAAATCGTGAAAAGAAAAGAAAGAAATATACTAAACAAAGCAAAATTGCACACTTAACACATCAACTTGGGGATGATAATGCAATATATAATAGTCCAAGAAAACCATCATCAAAAGCAGGTGGAGCAAGTTTTGCAACACAAGGTTTTTAATTAAAAAATTATTTTATAAAAATGGAAAAATTTACAACGAAATATCATGATTTTCTTCATGAATCATTAGAAGACAAATTTAAAGGTAAATTAGATAAAAAATATGAAACATTAAAAAATGGTATTCTTATATTAGTTGAAGATTCAGTAGATAATTCAGAAGATTTAGTAAATGTACAAAATTATATTAATGAATCATCAGAATCATTAGACGATTCACCATTAATAGGCTTTGTTGATGATGCTGATATTTATGATTTTTATATAAAGTATCAAACAGATATTGATGATATTTGTAACAATAATGCATGGTTCTCAAAAACCCCAACAGAAGAAAATATATTCAGTTTATATCAATATATTATCAATGGTTCTAAATACGGTGTGAAACAATGTTTGAAAATATTACAAAAAGAGATGTTTTAATTAGATTATATCAATTTTATTTTGTAATTTTGTTAAAAAATAAAATATATGAACTTTTTAATTAAGCTATGTCCAGCGTGTGAAGAAGAATTAATCATCACAAAAGGTAAAAAAGAAGATGTAATCAAATTAATTTGTGAAAATACAAGTTGTATAGGTTCACAATTAAGAAAATTACAAAAAGGTATCGAAAGCTTAAAAATCAGAAATCTCGGTCCTTCTACAATTGAAAAATTATTAGATGCTGGAATTACCAGTTCATATGATTTATTTGACCCAGATAAATTTAACGAAAGTAAATTAATTGAAAGTGGATCATTTAAAAAAGGTAGAGCATTAGATAAAATCTTAAATAATGTTTCATTAGTCAACGAAATTCCAATCAATTTAGCAATACATTCATTACAACTTGAAGATATTGGTAAAACATTCTCAGAAAAAATAGGTAAGAAATTATCTGGAATTGAAACTGATTTCAGTAGCCTATTAATAAGTGTTCGTGAGGAATTAAAAGATGACCATTCACCACTTAATAATAATATTAGAAATTCTTTATTAAAGTTTGAAGATTTTGGTATAAAAATAAAGTTATACGAAAAGAATATTAAACCAGTAACAATTAAGAAAATAGAAAAACGTGTTGCCTTGGTTGGTTTTGATACTGATGAAGCTGAAATAACAAACACAATTATCGAGGAATTAAGCTGGAGTGTTAATAGCACTGATGATTTTGATATGGTAATTATTCCAGAAAAAGATTATAAATTACCCGAAAGATATGACAATATAAAGAAAATGACTTGGAAACAAATCAACTTATTATTTCTATAACAAAAAAAGTGGGAACATTGTTCCCACTTTAATAAAAAAAAACTTAGATTAATTAATCTTCTAACATATATTTAATAGATTCTAAAAAGTCTGAAGTAATAGTTTCTGGTAAATCATCAAGTTCAATTGTTTTTAAAACAATTTCTGTTTCTTCATTTAAGAATTCTTCAAATGAAGCACGATTATCATTCTGCTCATTAATGGCTTCTTCATAATCTTTTACAATAAGTGCATAGTCTTCACCAAATTTTTCGGTATCAATTATATTAAATGATTGAGTTCCATCTGGATTAGGTCTTAAAATTGGGTTATCTTGCTCATCTTTTACTGAATGTACAACACAAAGTTCTGTTCTTTTTGTCTCATATTCAACAAATTTTTCACTTGGAGCTATTTTGATAGATTCAAACGCTGTAATTTCTGCATCCAAAATTGCTTTATTTTTATATACAGCAAACGCAAATTTTTTCCCTTTAATACTTTCAACAGTATCTAATACTTTTCTAAATTCATAAATTTCTCTATTTTTCATTATTTGTTTTGTTATTTTAGTATATATATATACCAAATTAAGTCCAAAACATAAAAAAAACCACTTAAAAGCAGTTTTTTTCAATTATTTTTCAATTATTTTTAAAATGTATCATTAACTTCACCCATATTTTTAGTTTCTTGGTTAGTTATGTGATGCATTTGGTCAGTCATATAATCAAATCTTTTATCATTTATAAATGATCCATAGAAATCATTCTCCACATTTGTACCAAATTCAATTTCATCATTTAATTTAGTATCTAATAAATTTATCAAATATCCAGATGCTTTTTCTTTTGGTAAATCTAATAAAAATAATTTAATATTTTCAAATTGATAGGATCCCAACTCAAATAAATTAACATTAGTTAATTCCACCAACAATTCGGCTGCTTTACTGCTATCAATTTTAATATCTTCATCTTTTAATTGTGGATATTTTTTGATAATATCTTTTATTGATAATTTAACCACACTATCAACATATCTCATAAAATGTAGGGCATCATCACCAATATAACTTTCACAAACTTCACCTAATTCTTCACTCCAATCTGATATATCTGGATCTATTCTTTTTCCTTTTATATAAACACCCCAATTAGCTTGAATAAAATCGCTCATGAATGTCCAAGTTCTTGGTGTTGCATAAGTTTCAGCATCTTCATTCTGCTGTGCCATATCAACATAGAATTTTTCTGGATATGTTAAGATATATTGGATAATAATATCTTGAATATGTTCGGTTGCATAATGTTCAATCCATTCATCTAAGGTTAATGTATGTTTAATTGGAATTAACCTTGTTTTTAATGCATTATCGAACTCATTTACTTCTGTCCCATCATCTGCACCCAAATTACCAGTTGCGACCATGAACACACCCTTATTGAATTTAAATTCTGTTCCAATTTGTCTATCCAATAATAATTGAAGTGCTGCATTTCTAACTGCTTGTGGAGCTCTATTCAATTCTTCGAAATGAATTACAGTTGGAGATTGATTTGCTTTATAAGCCCAATATGGAGTAACGTGATTAAGAAATGTCATTTTCTTAATTTTTTCGTTATCCCCTCCCTTAATATTAATATCTTCGATAATTTGTTCAGATACACCATCATAAACAACATCTACAATAATTTTATCTGGATATAACCCAACATCAGTTTCATCTAAATAAGATAACCTCAAATCCATATAATTTAGTGGTTTTCCACTTGGAATATAAATGATTTTTTCAGCCATATCTTTTAATATCGCAGATTTAGCAAATGCTGGTTTTGCTTTTAAATATAATACACCAGACTGGGGAAACATCATTCTCCAATATTTAAGTTGCTTTTTTGTTAGTTTGGTTAAATCATAATTACCACACTTCGAAATTAATTTTGTCATATTATTTTTTATAAAATTCGTTGATACTTAAAATATTTTTATGTTCTAATTTTTTTGATAATGTTCCATCTATACGATATTTATAATATTCTTCACCTAAATTTTCATATAGATATTTATGGTATTTAAACAGACTATAAAACTTTTTATCTCCCATACTTGGGATACCCATAAATATAAATTGTTTATTAACATATACTATTGACGTTAAAAAATATATACCAATTATCAGATAATTCAAACTAAATGGCATCATAATAATTGGTATGAATAATAGATATGGACTATGACAAATAATATACTGTTGCCATTCATATCTTGGTAATTTGGTTATAACCATACCATTAAAAGTTATATGTTTTGGATTAAAACTAATCACAAGAGTCATAAATGGAACGAATAATAATAGGGATGTTATTATATGAGTCATTTCATGCAAAAAAATCATAGGTAATATATACCATTTCATTATTTTATAATATATTTTTTTTATCATTTTCTATATTTTGAATCTTTACCAATAATAACTTGCTTCAATTTGCTACTATTTTTTACTACTGGACATTTAGCATCTGTTGAAAGAACTAAAACAGTACCCTTAATTCCAGTTAAATCTAAGCTATCTGTATATCCATCTGTTAATATAACAGTATTTAATGCATTTAATTTTTTATCATTGGCGATGTATTGTAATCCAGGGGATAGGACAGTACCACCCAAACCCTTTATAGACATTTTTTCTAATTCTTTTTTACTTTTTATTGTAATAGTCTTTTTTATGTCTGTATCAATTTGAATTAAATTAATTTCTATATCATTTTGAAAAACATATGATAAAACTAATTCAAAATCATTATTCATAGAATAAGATGTATCTAATATACAATTTATTTGGGATTTATACTTTCTTTGACCCTTTAATCCAGATATATCTCTTCGGTGTAATTTAGTTATGGATTTCCTTTTATTATATCCAAACACCATAGAATTCATATCCTTTTTAATTCCTTTTAAATAATCTTTTTTCTGTACTTTTAACTTATTTAATACTTTTTCAATATTATTTGTTTCTAATCCTCTTGCACGTAAAGAACTTAAAGTATTTTCAACTATTCTGGATTTCATTGCTTCAGATACCTCATCATCAAAATGGACATCTAAATTTTGTCCTTCATTACTATCAATTTCATTGAAATAATGTTCTAAATTATATTGTTCTATTTTTTGGTTATTATTATCAGTCTTACCAAACTCACCATACTCATAATGTTTTTGCTTATGGTCTATTAATTTTTCAATTAATTTCTCTTGTTCTTTTTTATTTATTTCTTGACCACAAACATCACAGTAAGTTAAATGTGGAGATTGGTGTTCTTTTGGTATCTCTGGGTTTTTTAAATTTTGTAAACACTTTTTACAATAGGTTTCATGTTCTATATTAATATTCCCATCAATATCAATTTTTGGTTTAGCTCCTTCATTATTTATATTTTTCCATTTCTTGAATTCTTCATATAACCAATAATATAAGTTTTCAAAAATTGGTTCACCATTATATTGCATTGGAATAAAAACTGGCATATTCCTACCATTAACATCAACTGGAATATGTATTTTTCTATATAATGATTCACCGATCATCAGTTCACTATAAATCAATGAATCAATAATCATATCCGCAGCTAAACTCGAAATAGCTTTATTAAATCCACTACCACGCTTTTTATGATCTAATATTAAATGGTAGATATTATGAATAAACATGAATATTAATTCTTCTTTATCGGTATTTTTAATAAAATCTTTATCCCAATAAAAAACCATTCCTTCTTTAGTAACATTAATACCACAAGTGCCGATCTTAGCTTCTTTAAATACCATAGGTAACATAAAATTACCATAATAAGGTAATGTATGACCACTTATCATTTCTATGATAATATCAGAAATTTTTTCTGTTGTCCGATCAGATACTATTAATTGGGCTAAATGTCGATTATCTGGAGTTGCTTTTTTTATTAAGCTTAAATCCCCAGATAATATTTTACTAATATCCATTAATGAATTGTTAATTTAAATTCATCTAATATTTCTTTTAATGTCGCACCAAGCAACCAACCATCCATTTCCCATGCTTCGGATTGTGCATAGTCCAATAATTTAACCTTTATTTCTTTAATTGTTAAATTATCGGAAAAATAAAACAAAATTTTATCACCATCTAAAATTCGTGATTCACTTATCTGGGATAGATTAGCTATTGCAGATTTAAGATTTTTTTGTTGTATTAAGTATTCTTTTACTTGAGTGTATGTAAATTTTTGTTCTTCTTTAACCATATTCAATATTAAATGTTAATTAGATGGCAAATTTATACTATTTTTTTTTAAAAACCAAATATTATTTTTCTTTTTTTATATATAATGAAATGAGTATATTAAAAACCAATAAAATATTAACTACACCACAGTTATTAAAGACCGCTTGGAAACCACCATTAATTTCTGATATGGTATTCTGGAGTAATTCTGACAAGAAAAACATTATTTATAATACCGATGATAATACAATATCTAAATGGGTAGATATATCAGGAAATTATAATAGTGGATCTCAACTTAATTTTATCAATAAGCCTATATTCCAAGAAAATATATTTAATGGGTTTAATGGCTTATATTTCAATAATGAGAATTATATAGATATTGATTTAGATTTAGATTATTTTACTATAATTTCAGTAATAAGAATACAAGATAATCAATTTCTTTATGAGTTTGGTAATGATACACCAACGGAAACTGGGTTTTATTTAAATGGATCAGATAATAATTCTATTGCAGTATCTAAAAATGGTTTTCCAAATGCAACAATTAAACAAACAAACATCCCAAGTTGGTTATCAAGTGCCAATTATAAGATAATTACACACCAATTTGATGGTAGTCATGCATCAAATAAATTATATGTTAATAATAATTATTTACCAACATCAACTGGAACATACTCGAATGATTTCGGTAATTTAGCAACATCAGATACATTACATTTTGGTAGTCGTAATGGTGGTATTGATGGAATTAACGGTAATATTTTTGAATTATTAATATACAAAAAATCATTATCTGACGTTGAACGTAACAAAGTGTTGAATTTTTTAAATGCTAAATATTTAATTTTTTAAATATTTCTTCTGTATTTTTTGTAGTTATTCCATATTTATAATCCATAAGGAAAAATGAATCATTATCATCATATAATTCCAGATCATCTAATATAATATATTCATCAATATTATTATCAATAATATATTTTTCAATTTCAATTACACGATTCACTTCTAAATCATCTAATGAATAAGTTTTTTTTGTTGATGTTACACCAACAACATCTGCATCAACACCACATTTATATAAGAATTCTTGTAATTCTTCAATATTATAATTATTTCTCCAATCAGAAGAAACAACAATATCAGCACCTAACCGACTAACTATATTATTTAAATGATAAACACACTTTTCACAAAGGCGACCACTTAAAATAAAAACACCATCAAAATCTAAAAATAATATCATACTACAAAGATACTATTTTTTTTTCTTTTAAAAGACCATTTCTTAATATTTCAATTAAGCCTTTAATATTTTCAATTGGTGGAATATTATCATATAGTATATCAAAGTTATCATAATTATCTAATTCGATTTCAGAACGATGTGCTAAATCACGTTGGTCAGATCCACTCATCTTTTTTGGATCACCATTTAATCTAATAAGATAACCGCCATCTTTTTCATGTATATAATCAGCTTCATTAAAAAATCTAACATCTGGGATAATTATATTTTCGTATGGCTTAACATTACTAAATAATGAATAAACCCATACGTTTTGTGAAAAATTATCACGTAATGCATCTGTCCCAGCTCTTTGGAACATTTCACCTACGGTCATCCCCCATTCTTCCATGTATAGACTTTTTATTTTTCGAGACATTATAGATTTCATATCAATACCAGTAAGTAATGATACTATTTTTTTAACATTATAACCAAACGAAACTATTTTGAAATTCTTTTCTGGAAAAGCTTTTTTTATTTCTAAGGCTACAGTATCTTTACCAGAACCCATTTTACCACTAATACCAATTATTATTCTTTTATCCATATTATAATTTTATGTTTATTATTATATACAAAAAAATAATTTTTGTTTATATTTTTTATAAAAAAAAAACCACTATTAAAGTGGTTTATTATAAATACTTATTAGTTTAGTTTTCTCCTAACATAATAATCAATTCCTCATCATCAATTTCATATTCAAGTTTTAATTCTGGGTATGATTTAGTTAATTCTGTTTTAAGTGTATTTATTTTATCCTCATAATCAGAATTCTCAGGCACATAACAATTAAAATAGTATCCCAATCAAATATAAATTTCTCATTTATCTGATTATATTTGTCAAATTTTTTAATGAATTTAATAATTATTATTTCATTTTTTTTATTAACTTATCTAAATCACCATTAAAATTCTTATATAACTTATTTACATCAGTCATTGATATTTTCATTGCAATATAATATAAGTCAAAAACGAATTCAATTTTATCGATATTTGATACATAAACAACATGCGAATCATCAAATGTTTCTTCTATGGTATTTTTTATAAATACTATTGTTTTATCATGAACCACATTAAACCCTTTATCAGCATCCAACATAACCAATTCATAAATATCTCTTCCAAATTCTTGTAGAATTTTTTCATTATATTCTTGAACAATATTCACCATATTCTTAATAACTATTGCATATAACTGATTATTTGATACTTTTTCAATATCTTTATCTCGCATCAATAATTTTGAATTCTGAATAATCGCTTCATATTTTATACGTAATAATTTTTGAAATATTTTATTTTTCTTAAGACTACCAACATTTATCTGAAAAATTTTATGATTGAGATATGCTGATTCAGTGAATAATTTATGATCAAGCAAACTTTTCTTTTTTCTCTTTCTAATATATTTATATATGTCTTTTCTAAATATATATACAATATTAGCTAATACAAATATCGCTATTAACACTATTTTCCAAACAATTGGTAATGTTTTTATTAATGTTGTGAAATCCATGTCGTTATAAACTAATTTTTTTTAATAAATTTTCTTCTTTAATAAATTTTCTATCTTCAATTAAAATATGTTTTTTTATCCACATTTGTAAAATAGATTTTATTTTTATTGTGTTTGTGTTTTTTATATTATCACTAAAATATTTTATAGTTTCAATATACATTTCATGTTCGGAAATGTGTTTTTCAGCACCAATAAAGCCAATTCCTTTAAAATATTTTTCTTCTTCTGAGAAGTGATATTCGGTATAACTTTTTAAATCAAATAATATTTTCTTCATATTATCCTCATTATCCTTATTCTGAAGTAAATCATCCATTATACCAAATATTTTTTGATGTTGATTGTCGATTATTTTAATTCCTAATACATATTTAGCATCCACGTTGTTTTTCTTTCTTTTTTCCTATATATAAAAGTGGGAAAATCAATTTTTTGAAATCCCCACCAATATTACAGAAAACCAATATTTTTTTGGTATTTATTTTAACTCTTTATATAATATATTTAGTTCATTAACCCAGATGGATTTTAATGATTTTTTTTCTAAAATATCTATTTCTTCTTTTTTATCATCATAATGTTTTTTCATATCATTCAATTTTTCCTTGGATAATGACAATAAACTCATGTTTAATAAATAATTATACGAATCTTCAATTTTTAAAATTCTCAAAGTTTCAATATCTTTTTCAATATCTACTCGATTCCTATTCTGGATTGCTAAGTTTCCTTTTAAAATTTCATTAATAAATTTCATTTTATTAATTAATATTTTTCTTTCTAATGCTAATTTTTCTAATTGGTATTTTTTTCTAATACCATAATTTTCCAATCTAACTTCAAAATATTCATCAATTATCTCATCAATGGTATCATAACGCTTAATTTTTCCATTCACATCAAATAGTACCATATTATTTAATGAGTGATATTTTCTTAATTTAAATATAGTTAATAAATCCTTTTCAATACTTCCCATCTTCCCACGTGGAATATTTATTGTGATTGAAACATCACGATCAGTATCATTTTTGGTGTAGCTACTAATTACCTTATTATCTTCTAAATCATTTAAAATTTCATAGTAATCATCATTCCACATTTGGATTGGTAATTCACTTATATGTAATTGTGTTTTATTCTTAACTTTAATTATACCACTTGTTACCCATCTATTTTTTTCACTATCAAATTCAACTTCACCTTTAAATCCTTTAAAATGTGGTTTTAATTGTGGGAGTTTCTTTCCTTTTATTTTTAATACTAAATATTTAATAATATCCTTTGGATCATAATTTAATACTGATGTTGACCACCCACTACCAACACCAGTTGCACCATTCACCAATATCATTGGGATTATTGGAACATAAAATAGTGGTTCGATAGGAAACCCATCATCAGCTAAATATGTTAAGATTGGGTTATCATCAGAATTAAATATTTTCTTGGATATATCAGACAACATAGTAAAAATATATCTTGAACTCGCTGCATCATCACCACCCTTTAATCTTGTTCCAAACGCACCCTTTGGTTGTAATAAATTAATATTATTTGTACCAATTATATCTTGTGCCATATTAATAATAGCACCTTCTAATGAAGCAGGTCCATGATGATATGCTGTTGCTTCTGTTATTGCTCCAGCAAATTGACTAACTTTTACTTTATTTGGATAATTCTTTTTAAATAATGTATATAATACTTTCCTTTGGGATGGTTTAAACCCATCAACAATATTCGGAATGGATCTAATATTATTTGCCATTGAATATTCAATCAATTCTTTATTGAAAAATGATTCATATGTTGTAATATCTACAAATTTATCTAAATCACCAATCGGAGCATAACCACCCAACCAATTTTTTCTATCATCAGCTCGTTTTTCATTGAATACCATATCAACAATTTCGTGAATATCTTCACCCTCATGTTTGAATGGAATTAAAAATTTATTAATATCCTTGAAAAATTCTTTAATTTCATCAGCTTCAATCGTACCAAGCCCTTTATAATATGTTATAAACCAACCATTACTCTTAGTTTCTTTCCATTTATTATAATCTTTTAATTTATAGAAGAACTTAACTTTTTTACCTTTTTCAATTTTTACAATAGGGGTAACAAAATCATATATAAAATCCAATTTTAATAATTCTGGAAAAAAGAATTCAAATAAATTTATCAATAATCCTTTAATATGTGTTCCATCATCATCCGCATCACCTGCAAACACCAACTTACCATATCTTAAATCAGATAAATTATGGTATTTTTTACCAATTTCTAAACCTAATGCAGAAATAATACTCTTAATTTCATCATTATTTAGTATTTTCTTCATTGATGCTTTACGAACATTCAATGGTTTACCTTTCAACGGAAAAACACCATATCTATCCCTACCAGTAGTTGGAAATCCAGTAATAATAGTTGAACTCGCAGAATCACCTTCAGCTAAGAATAATGTACATTCTTTTGACTTCGTTGATCCAGCTAAATTCGCATCATCTAATTTTCTTACGCGAACCTTACCTTTCTTCCCACCATTCAATTTTTTTAATTCAGCACGTTCTTTTATTTCGATATAATTCATTATATCTTCTATAATTTCAGAATCCATTATAGATTTTATGAATTTTTTAGATATTTCAATATTCTCAACGTGTTTATTAGTTAATCTGGTTACAAGTGTTTCTTTTGTCTGTGATTCAAATGTTGGATTTATTACATTACTATTAAGGAATATAAATAATTTCGATTTTATATCATTCTCTTTAATTGTTACTTTTTTATGCTTCTTTTTTAATTGTGCCTTTAATTCAGAAACTATTTTATTTGTTATGAAATTAACGTGTGTTCCACCATTCATAGTATAATTAGAATTAACCATTGAAACATGCTGAAAAGCATCCTTAGCATACGACACACCTAATTCCCACCCACCTTCTAATTTTTCATGGAACAGTTCAGCACCATTTAAATATAAATCACAATAATCTTTATATGATTTAATTTTTATATCAATACCATTAAAAATTATTTTTAATTTTGGTGAATATGTTGCAATATCTAAAACCCTACGTAAAAATATTTTTTTAATTTCATTATTATTATTCGATAACCCAAATCTTTCGAAATCTGGATAATATATTATTTTTGTATAATTTTTTTTAGAATTACTTATATTTGGTTTTTTTATATGTAATAGATTATCATTAAATTCTTGTATATATTTTTTATTACCATCACATGTTTCTAATATAAATTTATGTGAATAGATAGCACATGCTTTTGCACCTATACCATTCTGACCAACACCACTACGTTCATCTGTTTCATCATAATTTTCTCCAGTTAATAAATTTCCAAATAACATTTCTCCAATATACATTTTATGTTCTTTATGTATTTCTACTGGAATTCCAGGACCATCATTTTCTATTATGATATGATCATCTAAAACATCAATTTTTATATATTTTACTTTTTTAGTTCGTAAATAATGATCTGAAGCATTAGATAATATCTCATCAAAAATCTTCAAAAATCCAGGATTATAATTTATTAATTTTTTTTCTATTTTTATATCATCAACAGATTTTATATCATCAAATTCTGTTGATATTGTAAACATATCACGTAATTCATTTGATATAGAACCAATATATGTTGCAGGTCTTAATAAAACATGTTCTCTTTGTGTTAGCTTTTTATATCGTTCTTCAATTGTTTTTTTAATCATATTTAATATTATATTAATATTTCTTGGTAGAAAAAAGTAGAAAAAAGTAGTATTTTTCTAAGTATATATATAATAAAAAAAATAAAAAGTTTATGAAAAATACAAAAACTATCAAAATTTCAGAAGATTTACATACTGATTTTAAAAAATATTGTAAAAATAATACATTAATTATGGGAGCATTTTTAGAAAAAATAATAAAAGAAAAAATATATAAAAATGATAATAACTAAAAAATTATATATTCGTGCAAATGGTAGAATGATTAAATATTATAAAGAATTAGGATATGATGTGGAAAAAAATATAGATTTTGAAATTGATTTAAAAGATCTTTCACTCGGTTCACATCAATTAATAGAGATATCATGTGATTATTGTGGTGATATAAAAAATATCGAATATAAAACATATATTCAATGTATTAAAAATCAAGATCAATATTCTTGTAGTGGATGTCGATATGAAAAAATTAAAACAACAAATTTAAAATTATATGGTGTTGAAAATTGTTTTCAAAATGAAACCATGAAAGAAAAATCGATACAAACAATGTTAAAATTATATGATGTTGAATATAATATGCAATCAGAAGTAATAAAAAATAGAGCCCAAAAAACATGTATTGATCGATATGGTGTTGATAATATTAGAAAACATCAAGATACTATTTTAAAAATCCAAGAAAAATCAAAAATTAATAAAGGCTTAATAAAGGCTTAATAAAAACGAATAAAAATTTAACTGAATTCGATAAATTTAAAAGTAGCGTATTTGGAAAAAGTCAAAAACACCATAAATTATTAAAAGAAAAATGGGATGGATATGATTATTATGATGGTGAATATATCAGAAATAATTATGAAACATATGAAACATATAATAAAAATTACCCTAATATAGACCATAAAATATCGGTAAAATATGGTTTTATAAATAATTATACAGTCGATGAATTATCAGATATATCAAATTTATGTATAACGAAAAGATATTTAAATAAAATGAAAAATATAAAAACGGAAGATGAATTTAAACAAATATTATTAAAAAATAATAAATAACCATTTTTTATTTAAAAAATTTTAATATATATATGAAAAAAATTATGTTAAACCCTTTTAATTCCTACAAAGGAACAAAAATAATACGAAGAAATGTTGGTGGAGGTGTTCATAAATCTTTATTAATAATCAAGAAAAATGATAAAATAATAAATAATATTTATATCGTTTTAAGACCAGATAAAGATGAAATCGCAAACCATTTTTTCCCAAATGAAACTGTTGTTTATCTAAGATATGATAAAGAAAGTGATTTAAAAATCATTAATGATTATAATAAAATGAAAAATGAAAATTAATATATAATAAAAAAATAATACTTAATTATGGAATATAAAAATATAAAATCATATAAAATGTTTCTTGAACAAAAAAATACATTCAATAAACTTTATGAAGGTGGTGGTGCTGGTAAAGATTTCACTTTTGATAATGTTAGTTTTGATATATCATTAGATTATATTGATGGTAAATTATCATTAACTAAAAAAGAATTTGATTGTGGCGATAAATTAGAAATACATGGTTATCAAGAAGGTATGAATGATATTGCAACCGAAGGATTATTTACAACAGAAATAAGCTATTCAATTAATGAAGAAAAATTAAAAAATCTAACAGTAGAGCAAATCCAATATTTTACTGGGTCTGCACTATTTGAAGGTGAAGATGATAAAAAAACATTAGGCGAAATTACAAATCATGATAACGTTTCAATTGATATTAATGGTAGTGGAAGCCTTAACTTCATGATTGGTGGTGGATTTATTGGAACTACGGTTTCATCTGGAGATACTTTAGTTTCTATTGATATGGATGAATTACACGATGGTTATGAAGATTTTATTGATGATGTAGATGTTGTAGGTTGTTTATCACAACACGCAGATTTAAGTATCACTGTTGTTATTACTGCAACTGAAAAAATGGAACAATTATGGTCTGATTTATTTAATTTTTCTCCAGATGGTGATGACTTTGATGAAGATGATCACCAAAATCAATATGATATGCATAGTGATGATTTACAACATAATTATGGTTATACTGAATAATAAATAATATTATAAAAAAAGCCTTAGAAATTTCTAAGGCTTTTTTTATACTTTAAATATCTTTATGGCATCTGAAATATATCTAGGAATTAAATGTGATCCAGTTTTTAAAATTTCTGAAAAACTATCATCTAAAATATATGTTTTTGCCCAATCTGTATTACTTCTTATAGACCTACCAACCATTTGAATAAAATTTAATATTGTTGCGTAATCATACCAAGCCTTATTAGTTTTCATACGCTGCTTTATCTTTTCTGATCCTAAATATGGATAAGGTATTTTCATAACTACTTGAAATCTGGATAAATCATCCTTTAAATCTACACCAGTTACCATACTTGGACTAACAATAATTGTTGGATCTGTCGTTTCTAAATGAATTTGTAATTTTTCTTCACGATTTTCATTAGTATGGAAAATTAATCTGTGACTTAAATGTTCTTCTTCTAACCATCTAGCAATTTCATATGTCCCAGTATGAATAATCCCTTTTTGTTCTGGATGTTTTTCTAAAATTTTCTTTAATAACTTTAACTGTCTTTGGAATGTTTCTTCTTTTTTACGGAATGTCATTTTACCAATACCTTTCATATAAATTATTGGTCTATTTTTTAATGGGAATGTGCTTGGAGAATCAAAATATTTAGTAAATTTTTTATTTAATCCATTTATTTCAGCAAATAAATTCTTATCTAAAATAGTACTAGACATAAATATTACATGGTCATATTGTTTAAATATAGTTTCCTTCATATATTTACCACCCCACACTGGTTTAGCCTCTAACATAATTCCACTATATGATTTATCTTTATCGTTTTTTGTAATATCTAAAATCCAATTATCTTGATCATCTTCAAATTATTTTAAAAAATATTCAAATTTCTGTTTTTGGCTTACACAATGTGATTTAAAATCTTGGATTTTAAGCTTTAATTTCTTATCTACATGAAGAACTTCCAATTCTAGTTTTTGTATCTGATTATCAACATCTTTTAAGAATTGATTTGTAATAAAACCGACAAAATCATTCATTTTTTTCATTCGAATTATTTTATCATCATAAGACTGAACAGTTATATTATCAAACCCATACATTTTTAATGATCTTGCTGATAATGATGTTGATATAAAATCACAAAATACACTTTCAAATTCATGTGCTTCATCAACTATTAATACATCTGATTCACGAAGTTTTCCCAAATAAATAAACATAGTATCGAACAGATGGAAATTTGTCATACCAATATCAGATGCCATCCATGCATTTTTAGCACGAGTATATGCACACGCAGATCCACATGCTGGTTTCTTTCCCCCACATATATCCCAACCTTTAGAACAATCTGTATTATATATATGACAATCATAATTAGCCCTACCCTTAAAATTTTTCATATAAGGATATTCTTTAATATATTGATCTTGGAGTAGTTTTGAATTTGTTATAATATCAAATTTAGCATCTTCATTAATATAATTTCTATACCAATTCATAAACATTACAGTAAAATAACTTTTACCACTTCCAGTTGGAAGATTTAATAAAGAATATTTTTTACCATTGTTGATATGAGTTTTAACAAATTCCAACCCATCGACTTGATTTGACCTTGGAATCATTGTTAAAGGATAATATATCTTTAAATCATCATTAATTTCTATCATACTAAATAATCATATTTTAATATTATAGTATATTTTTAACATAATGTTTTAAAAAAATCTATTAAAACTCATTTATATTTAAAATTGCTTTTGGTGAAATATTTTCATACATATAATATGCAGCCGATTCACTAAATTTTGGATCTTCATATAATTTCACATCATTCATTAGTTTAGGATCAATCTTCAATATAAGATATTCAGAATTCTCTTGTTTTTCTAAAGTATTAAGAAAACTTACGGCATTTGGTCTATTACCAAAAACATATATTCTATCTGGATGAAATTCTAATTTATTTTTTGATATTGGTATGATCCCTTGCTTCTTTATCGAATTAATATACTGTTTTTCTGTTACATGATATAAAAAATCTGGATTCAACTCAGATACCTCATCGAATTTTTTATTTAAATTTATTTTTATATAATGTCCTTTTTCACCAACCAAATCTTCAATATCAGGTGCTTTTTTACCATGATTAATTATATCATCATCCATACCATTTTTCACAATAAATTCTGAAACATAATAACCAGAAACATTCAATAAACTATAAAAATCACTAAGGAATTCTTTATTAACTTCATCACATTCTAATGTTACCTCAATATGACTATTTTGTGATAATTCTTCTGGATCATAATTATATTTATTCATTAAATCTTCAATTTTAGATAACATAATATCATAATCCCAAGATAATATTAATCCTTCATTCAAATTAAACTCATCAAACTTTAAAATTTTACTTTCAGTAATATTATCATCATCCATACTATATTTACCACTATTAAATTCAGCATGTTTTATTTGATTTGGATAAAAAACTGCATATTGATCATATGTATAATCAATAAGTCCATCATATCCTCTTTTTTCTAATTCTTTCCTTATTAATGATGGATCTGATTTCATTATCTTAAAATATTCAATTAGACCACCAAAAGAATTTCTCAATGCTTCTGCATCTGATACATTTCTAATTATTAGTGGGTTTCTAATTTTAAGATAAACACTCATTATTTTATGATCACCTTTTATATTTTTATTCGAATATTCAGCGTATGTTCTTGCCCTTTCTTTTATTGAAGTAAAATAAAATCCTTCACCAACAAAATCTCCCTTTGGTTCTACACTATTAAACAAATCTTTATTAAAAACAGTAAACTCTACATTTGTACCATGATAAACAACCAATGGTTTACCATCCTTATCAACTACCTTAGAATCTCCAAACCATTTTTTGAAATTATTCTCAGTATGACTTTCAAATGTTTTTATATATTTCATAGTATTTATATATTAATTTCTGATATTTATTTTTTTATATATAAAAGAAAAAATAATTGTATGAATTTAAAGAGATTCAATGATTTTAAAATAAATGAAGATATGCGTAATGATACTGGAAACATTATTTTAAATGTCGAAGGAAAGAAAACTACATGGTATTTTTTAGGTGATGCAATCCTTAATGGATTATTAGAAGAAACTTTTGATTTAAGTGATGAATTAGTAGAACAAATTTATGGTGATATGGATTATATCACAACACTACAAGATTTATCCGATTTAATAAGTGAGGATTTCCAAGCGGAAATAGGAACTTTAATAATCAATTTAAATGAAATAGAACATTTGGGTCAAGATATATCAAATATAACAATTAAAGGAACTGATGAAGATGGTGATGATCATGATTTATCATTCTATTTAGAATAAAAAACAGAATAATTATGAGTATAGATGATTACTTTCAAGAAATACAAGATCAATTAAGAATTGATTTAGATGATGAAAACACTGATGCAATTATAAATGATTTAATTAAAAAGCAATTACAAGCAAAAATTAATCAAAATTATAATGATAATGTTTCTATTGAAGATAGTGTAGAATATATTAAACAAGAAATGAAATCTAAATTAAATTCTCCTAATAGTGAACCATCATTAGATAATCCAGAAATGTTGGAACGAAAAATAATGGATTTTAAAACTTTTACGAAAAAATAATGAAAAATTTTTCAACTATAAATGAATCAAATTTAGCAGGTAAATACTCTTTTGATATTTTCTTAGATGTTGTTTCTGAAACTGACAATACATTTCATAAGCAAAACTACTTAAATATGGGTGAATTTGCCTATTTCTTTACGTCTGATAAGATCAAAAACAATAAATCATTACTTCCTACCCTTGAAGAACAAAGCAGCCTTAAATTCGCTTATTTCACTGTTTCTGAAATAATGAAATTGAGATTATCTTATTTTTTTGGTGTAAAAGATAAAATACTTACATATGGTTTTCATGATGATGATACTGATAAAATTTTCATTGTTGGGAAATTTAAAGTGACAACTAATTTTCTGAAATCATTAAAGAATAAATCTATAAGAAATTTAAAATCTATATTAGCTGAATGTAATATAACTAAAATGGTGAAATTACATAAAATTAAAGATGATTATAAAGGATTTTTTGAGGAGATCGAAGATATTGATATAGTTGTTCTTGATAAGCTTAGAATACTTAAAAAATATCCAGTTGAACTTTTCAAGCCAGAAGATCTAAATGAAATTAGATTGAATTATACATTACTTACATGGACAAGAAAATATGATTGGAATCATTCGGTATATTCATTCATTAAATTAACAGAGAAATCAATATATTTCTATATTAAAATCAAAACTACCAAATATTAAACATTCTCATTAATGTCATTATTATTTAAACTAAAACTTCCATTATTTCCAGTAGCAGATTTTATTTGATTATCCAGAAGAATAGGTACAAATGCTATATTTAATTTATCAGACTTTATTAAGTTTTTAATTTCGATATTAGTCAGCCCAATATGATAATCCCAAGCTTCATCAACCATTAATCCATCATAATCCAACTTACCTTCTCTTTTCATCTTTCTGAGCCAAACCCACAATAAATCAGCATTAGTAAAATCAACCATTTGTCCTTTTTCTATTGTTTTGAATTTACCATCACGATTATATTTTTTACTTTCAACAAAATCTAAAAAATCTGTATTAAATATTTCTCTTTCTATTTCATTCCTTGTATCAAATGGTTTTTCTATTTTCAAATATAGTTCCATTATTTTATTACCATAACCTTTTGAGTATTCCTTATATGGTGTGAAAAAATTAGGCTTTCTTTGGTTATCAAATTCATTAAAAATAAAGTCTGTACCATGATAAACCACCAATGGATCACCATTCGCATCAACTATCTTAGAATCTCCAAACCATTTTTTGAAATTATCATTCAAATATTCATTATATTCTCTTAAATATTTCATATATTTTCATTTATATTTTTTTTATGACTAAAATTTCCATTATTTCCTATTGCTGATTTGATTTGATTTGATTTGAAAGCTATATAGGTTTTCGTATTATCCCTTTCAATTATAATACCATCAAATTTTTCTTTTTTCGCAAGTTCAATTTCTTGATTTTCAAAAAATGGTTCATATGATATATCTTCAAGATGTTTAGGATTATTGATATATAAGTAAACTGGCATAATAGTAGATTCATATGAATGTGGTTTTTCTTTATTTCCAAATATAGGAAACATATCTACTTTTTTATTTTCTGAAAAGAAAAATGCTGTTGATTGTCCTTTAACATTAAAAACATCAAAATCTTTATTAGTGCTATGATAAACAACCAACGGTTTACCATTAGAATCAATTACCTTTGAATCACCAAACCATTTCCAAAAATTATCATTCAAATATTCATTATATTCTCTTAAATATTTCATATATTTTCATTAATATTATTATTCACCAGACTAAAACTTCCATTATTTCCAGTAGCAGATTTTATTTGATTAGGTTCAAATACAACATAAGTATCTGTCATATCATCAGATCCCATTACAGTAGCATTATCAACAATATTATTAACTATTATTCCATTATATCCACCATCCAAGGCTTTATCAATTGCTTCTGGGAATATATTAACCCAATTACTACCTTTAGCATCTATTACTAATGGATTATCAATTTTCAAATAAACTGATACTATGTTTGCACCATGATAAAAATCATCAACATAATCCATATCATCATAATTTATTTGTGGTATAGCATATTCACCAGCGTGTATAGGTTTAGATGTGAAAAATAATGCATCACGTTGTTCTCCACCTACTGTTCTTTTTTTAGCAAATTTATCAAATTCAGAAAAATCTTTTGTAGTTCCATGATAAACCACCATCGGATTTCCTTTTTCATCAACTACCATTGAATCACCAAACCATTTCAAAAAATTATCGTTTAAATATTCATTATATTCTTTTAAATATATCATTTTAATATATATTAAAATCGAAAAATAACAAAAAAAAAAAGCTTATGTATTTCTACATAAGCTTTCCAATATTTAATTTTTAATTTTTTATAGCATCATACTCGCAATTTTTTCATAAGATGTTGAAAAATCACAAAAATTATATTCTAAATCAGATTTATTTTTTGATACTTGTTTACCACGAACAGAAACATGCATTTCTAATATATCATAAACAGATAACTTTGGTTTTTCCATCACAGCATGAATATATTTTTTAATATTACTTGATACTTGATATGGTAATCCCCCTTCATCTTCATCAACCAAAATCCATTCCATTTCTTTAAAGTCAATTAACATCAATATAACATTAGATCCTAAACTACTAACTTTGAAAGATTGCTTAACATTATCTGGTTTCCAATCTACCCTATTCTCCATTTTTTCCGCACCAGCATACCCTATAACAGCACCAGTGTCTTCTAATTTACAACCAGTAAAATTATTTAAAGTTAATAATCCATAACGATATGGGTTATTTTTTAAATCAACATCGATATATTCAGCATATTCCCCTATTTCATCTGGAATAATATCACCAGAATGAGTGATTGTTGGATGTGGATCAGTTTCTTGATATGAACACATATTAGTTTCACCATCTTCAGTCATAAATAACATTGAAACATCTAAATCTTCTCCAGCAGTCCAATGTAAATATGTTCGCAATATATTAGATTTAATATCTAATGGCATTCTTGTACCACGAATAACAACAGATGTTGCATCTTCTAAAGATCTCATATTTGTTGGTACTGGAATTTTTTTCAATTCTTCATCAATAAAAACATTACCTAGCTGATCTAAATTTCTATATTTATCAAGTAATATTTTCTTAATTACAGATAAAATAGTATCAACTGTTTTTACATATAATTTTTCTAATTTTGGTAACGGATATATTCTTCTATTTAAAGATAATTGTCTGTTTTCATTTTCTTCCAAACGACCAATAAAATGTGAATATAATTCCCATAAAACTTTACTTGATACTTTATCACCTACACTATAAAATGTATCTAAAATTTCTTTCTGTTTAGATTTATTAGTTCTAATTAAAAAATCTAATCTTCTGGCTAATTCACCGGGTCGTTCAGATAAAATCTTCAATCCTTTATCAAAAGATTGTGTAAATCCCTTATCTAAATCACTATACCAACTTTTAACTTTTAAATCCCTTAATTCAGAAAATGATTTAAATGATTTTGGAAATTGCTTTTTATATTCGCCAGGATGTATGATTTCAGCCAATTTTATCCAACGACCTTTACGTAATACCATTTCCTTAGAATCACAAACATTTTCTAATAATGTTAATAGAAATCTTCGTTCACTTCTTCTAAATTTTTTGAAATGATATTCTTTATATTTTGGGTTTTCACCTCTTTCACCACTCCAAGCATTAAGTATATGCATTTTTGGTGGAAGTAATAAATCAGTTGTTCCATTTGACATATATTGAGCAATCCTTAATACATCTGTTGATGTTTTTATCGGAACTTTTAAACCCAATGATGCAACCATACATAAATTTTCTTTAAATGGGATCACCTTTGGCATATGATTATCATTACCATATTCTTTAGCAAACCATTCAATACTTTGAAAATCTACTGGAGTTAATGCTGTACCAATCTGAATTAAATCAGTGAAAATATCTTTAAAATCATGTTCTGAAATAAAAGTAATGAATTTAACTTCTGTTAAATTATATAGTTTTAGGATAGAAACTTGTACTTCTTCTTTCGGATTATCCCAGAATATTTTACATAAACTCATCAATGATGTATGAACATTATGTCCTAAAAATGGAATTAATTCATTTAATTCCTTAGCATTTTCATTACCAATGATACCAAAAAAGTATCTTTTTATATCTTCTATATAATTGTCCATGAAATTAACATTACAGTAACATAAAGATTCAAATGTTTCTTCATCCAACATATAACCATAACTCATCAATACATGCTGAATTTCAATAGCTTTATTTTCACTTACAGTAGATTTTACATCTGAAACATCAAATGTTATTCTATTTCGTTTAAAAGCAATTATATTTTTCATGGTAAAATTTTTTTAAAAGTTATTTTTTTTAAAAATCGGGAATTAAATTCTGTAATTTATAGTCAATAGATAGAAGTATCAGAATTTGTAGCCGATTCATATTTTTATATAAACTTTATACTGGAAAAAATGGGAATTGGTGGTGGTTTATTTATTCATAGTTTGTATAGAAGTATCCACACACAGTCATTATTAATTTAATTCTTTTCTAACTGAAAGAAATTCTATTTGACAAATATCATAAGAATCAAATCGTTCTGGATGATTTACCTTCATATCCAATAAATCATCTATATCAAAAATTTTAGATTTTTTAATATCGCTAGTCACTTGAGTAGATTTTTCTATAAAATTCACAACATATTCATGTTGTTGTGGTGATTTTGTTTTTAAATAGTAATATTTCTTCATAAAATATTAATTAATAA